ATTCTGGCCAAATATCTATAGACTCAACATAATCATTTAACATTAATCGATTATAATCTAATTTAATTGGTATTATTACATCATCCATTCTCTGATGACCTATCGGCTGTTAAAGTTATTTCTTCAATACACATTGGAGATTCTACAATATATTTAATACATTCGGCTACTTCTTCTACTGTTAATTTTTTTTCTTTGGGGTGTAATTTATCAACATAAGGTGTATGCATATGACCTACGCTTATATAAGAACATTTAATACCTGGACTTACATTGGCTCTATTATGATTAATTGTCTGACATAAATTTTCAAGAGCTACTTTTTCAGCTCTATAACTAATATATTTTATCCAAGGTTGTTCTGTATTAATATGGTCTGTAATACTACCTATACCAATTAAATGTCCAGAACGCCCTGACTCTTGCCAATTAACATATATTTTATGCATCATTCTTGCTTGAACATATGCTAATTTACCAACTAATGTATGAGCATTTAATATAACACCATCATATAAATCTGTATATTTTACAAATTTATTTTGTGTTTCTTCATCATTAAAATCCCAACCATTAGCTCTACTACAGAAATCACTATCTAAAACTTTTGATATTCCAGATGCTAATCCGGTCTCTGGGTTACCGGTTGTTATAAATTTCATTTAATTCCTCATAAGTAGTATTTTTATATTCTAAGTCTTCAGCTTTATACGGGCTTCTCTCAGGTGGTATATGATCAATATCCAAATCATAAGTTTTTATTTTATCTAATTGACTTGGATTATAATCTTCATATTCAATATGATATCTAGATCCCCATGGAAACAATTCAGATTCTAATTCAAGCATTCTGTCCCAATTTTTAATTGTGTCAATAGTTCTTAAATCAACTTCTAATGGGGGAAGCTTTCGATTAGTATATTCGTGATCTTCTCTTATTAATCTTTCTATGGTATGACTTATTAATTGTTTTAATTTATTTTTTCTAGTAACTCTAATATACACCCAATTTTCTGGATTGTCAACAACAAAAGGTCCATGAGCATGAATTACAAGAGGTGTTCTAGACATGTATAGGTCTTTCATGTTTTGCATAAAACTAAAACCTGAGCTCATAAAAGAATTTCCTATAAAAAAAGGTGTGTAACCTTTTTGAGATAAATCATATGCTATTCTTTGTGTACCGCATCTACCGAAACTTTTTATCACGACATTCGTTAACACTTATGAACTCCTTTAAATATTTGTTTTCTTTACCATGTGCATAGTCTAATGCAGGATGTCTATTATACATTACTGGTATATAATCTGTTCTAGTACTATGTGCTACATGAGTCCAACCGCCTTCTCTACCAACTGCATATTTACAAGTAGCTAGATACATTACATTTTCTCTTATACTCATATGAGATCCTAGTTCTATAGGATTATTCCATTCCTTGAGATTTTTATAAATTATTTCACAGTCTATATCATTTATATTTCTATTCATAGTATAGTCGTGACCATTATATTCTTGTACAGGACCTTGGAAATAAAAACATACAAAATCATTTGTTGCATTGCCATTAAAAGCAGATGGATAATATTCATGTCGTAATGTACAAGGAACAGTTTGAATTTGTTCTTCTGTGTAATTAGGTATTTTTAAATCTTTTAAATTTTCTTTCCAAGTCTTTTGTGGGTCTTCATCTAAATGAATAGTTGGTCTGCCAACAATATGTACTGGGCCTTTAGGTAAATCAAAGCATTGATATATTTCTACAAATCTATTAAAGTTATAATCATTTAAATGAAGGTTGATTTCAAGTTCTGTTTCATATTCTTGATTAGTTAATAACCAACTTATATTTTGCCATAATCCTCCAAGTCCCATATTATCATAATTAAAAAACATCACTTTATTTTGATTCATAATATTGCTCATAGTTTTTTGGTAAATTTATTCCTTCAAATCCAACATAGTGTTCATTGTATTTTTTATATGATCTATCTAATAAATTCATATAATTTTTATCTTCTAAGTTACTATCCCATGGCGCACCAAAGGCAAGAGTAAATTTAGTATCAGTATGAGTATTCAACATATAGTGTGGCCATCTGCCACTCATTATAAATGGTTTATCAATATCAGCTTCTAAATAAACATCGTCTTTATCAGACATGAATACTAAATCATCTACATGACCCTGTAGAACACATCTGAATTTATGTTGTAAGGTATTAAATTTTTTAGGGCTACAATCAATATGTGGTGGATTAGCTTCTCCGGGTAAAGTAGTTATTATCATTATTCTACTTTTTCCGGTTATTGGAAATAATACATCTTCACACCATTGTATTAATGTTGGAAATTCATTGGCTATTTCAGTCCAGGCATATGGTTCTCTATAAAGATCTAGATCAGATTTCTTAGCCCTTACATGATCTGTATCATGAAACATTAATGGTACATGCCAGCAATTTCTGAAATCATCTCTAATAATTTTTAAAAAATCTACATCATTTAATTTTTCTAAACAATCTAATGGAGGATTTTCCATATCTAATGGTAAGTATAATAATTGTTTTATTTTGTCAAGCATTGTTTTTCTTTCTGTGCATACCAGCTTAATGGTAAATTTAAAAATTTATAATCTTCGCCCGTTACTTTTCCACGACAACTTTTAGTCCCACAATTACATGGATCAATTGGATTCTTTTTAGTTAACATAAATGTTCCATAATCTATTGTTAAATATTCATGAGCTCTTATATGTCTTAAAGCTCTAAACACTACTTGTCCATCTATATAAACATTAGGTTCACAGCTATGATTAATATATCCTTGATATTCTTCGCCTTCTGGTAAATCAATAACTAGATCTTTATCTATTAATAAACCTTTATACCATTTATGTTCTGATAAATGTCTAGCTAAACCACCTACAACAAATACTATATCATCTTTTTCTATTATATCAGTAGTAGTTCTACAAAGCCCGTGAACTTTATGTTTTCTTACAATTGTATTTTTATTGACGTGGAAAAAATGCATTGAATTTTGGATCCTCAAAATTAGCCATTACTAAGGCATGATATCTAACTGCTCCTGATTTATTATTTACCGCATGATTATGCTGAGTATTAATTATCCATGCTTCATTTAAAGCATAATGTTGAAAGTGATGTTTACCATCCATATAAACAATCATCTCTGTATCTTTTGTAGTTATAAGTGGAATATGTAAATAAGCATGAGTATAAATTTCTTCATAATAACAATGACTATGCCAATTAATTCTTTCACTATCATCTACTTTAGATACCATAATTCTATCACACATATCCCAAGTAACAAATCGTTCTATAATACTTCTAATGTATGGTAATTTTAATTTAGTATCAACTAAATGTTCTGGGGGAACTCTACCATTTTCTAATAAATGTTTCTTACCTAATACCTCTAAGAAATCTTTAGTTTCACCAAAACCAAAATCAGGATCATCACACCAATTTCTTAATATCTTCGAAGACCAATAATTACTAGTTCCAGCTCCTCTTACATTTTTAACATCATTATTATATCCACTCCATTGACCATTAAGATTTGATAATTCATCTTTAATTTGTTTTTCATTTAAATTTAAATTATCTGCTAAACGATAATGAGGAGTATATAGTAATTCTTTGGCAATAGGATGTATAGCTCTATCAGGCGAACATCTAGGATTACAAGATGGATCAAAGGCAGGAGCAGATTCTACATTTTGTAATCGATCATGTAATTCGTAAGACATATTGATATCCTCCCCAATGAAGTTTCTCATGGGTTACATTCCAATTAAAACAAGAATGTTTAGCAAAATATTCTAATAATTTTGGACTTTCTTCTCTACTAACCCATATATTTTCATAACCAAAATTCATAGCTGTTTCTGTTAATTGGTCTAATGTATCTAAACCTCTATTTAGATCTGCCTTCCACCCTCCAAAATTATAATTTCTATCTCGAGTATGTCTAGACATAACTCTTATAGATCCATCATATTCTGGATGTTCTATTGCTGCACTATAATAAATTAAATACCATTTCTTTTGGTTTTTATAATAAGGTTCAAAGTCCCAACCTAATCGGGCAAACTTAGTGTATTCAAACCATGGTCTTTTAAAATAATTATCTTGAAGTCTATGACCATAAGTTTTTTCGAAAAGTCTTTTGACTTCTAATCTATGATCATTAATAGTACAAATTTTGTAAATCGCTCGTTCCATCTAAACTAAACATTAATGCTATTCTGGGTTTATCTGACATATTAATTACCGCATGAGGATACCCTATATTCAAGAAATAGGCAACACCATTTTCTAAATTATATGCTTCTAATTTATTATCTCTCCTAAAAAGATTTACAACGTTTCTATCACCATATATTGGAACAATACATCTTACTGCATATGATATATCATAATCAACATGAAAAGGAATAGTTTTACCTGGAGCAAGTTTTGTTATTCTTACTCTACTAGCAGGAGCCGTTAATTGTGTTATTATCTCTTCAAAATAACTTCCCGTGTAATCTTCTGTAGGTATATTATATAAATGCTCTTCTCTGCGCTTTAAACGCTCTTTAATACTAGCTGTATAAGGTAATATCTCACTTGGAGTAGTTAAATTAATCTGTTCAAAGTTGTCGTATACTTGTTTAACTAATTCCATATGATTATCACATAACATAGGATTAGCAGATCTTACATCTACAAATTTTTCTGCTAATAGATCAGTTGACTCTTGTAATCTTTTTAGATCAATATCTAAATTAAAATCAGCTAGAGATGGTAAATCGTGTTTTTTCATTCTCTATATAATTCCTCTATTGCATCTGTTAAACATAATCTTGCAGGGTTATTACCTCTTCTTTTAATATTATATATTGGATCTTCACTAGTGGCAAGCCATACTGTATCACTAGGAGTTATTTTTAATTCATTACAGAGTTGCTTTTGATATTTTTCTAGTGTATTATATACAAGGTCAATAGGAAGTTCTATAAGTTTTTCTCCTAAAGACATTGAATAATAATTATAATACTTAGCTGATCTAATTAAAAGTTCAAAGCCTCTTATTGGTTCTCTGGTCCAGGCCCAACCAATTCTATAATTCCTTACACCAAAACATTTACTTAAACTAAAGAATACCATTTCAACATTATCTGGTATTTCAAATTTTTTTATTTTAGTAGAAGCAACATATGCTAGGTCTAATATAACAGGTTTATGTGTTGGTATATCATGATAGTTACCATCAATAGAAGAGGGATAACTCCAATATATCACATCACCTTCTGGCTTACCTTGAACCCATTGATAGTCACCTTCTCTCATTTCTATGGTTCTTTTTTCCATAAACATCCAATAATTAAGACCTTCTGTAATACCGTTTAAAGGATATTGATATTCAAAAGGACTTAAATCACAATAAGGTTCTAACCATTCAGTTATTCTATCAGCATTAAAATGATTTACTTCATCATGTATTCTTAATGTATGAGCAGAGCAAATTAATTTTATAGGGTTAATTGGAAACCCTCTTATTGCATTACTTCTTTCTATTAGTTGTTTTGGTGTGATGGTCATCGTGATTTCCTTCAAAAGGGGCGAAAATATTTACCCACCATCTATTCACTGGTCCGCTGTCATTATGACCTACAAGGTTTAACATTCCATAAAATAGATAGGAAAATATAAACACCATGATTAAATAAAAAATTAATATAGGGTGTATAAAGAACGCAATTATATAAGTGAATACAAAAATTATATAACGATACTCGTGAAAAAATACTACTCTTGGATTATGATATAAATCTTTAACAAATTTTCTTGGTATGTTTTTTACTCTCCAAGTAGAGAATAATATCTCATGCCATTTTTTATATAATGGACTATGAGGATCATTTGGTGTATCGGGATTAGCATGATGCATTCGATGAACTCCGCACCAAGCAATAGGAGATTGACAACCACATAATAGGCCGAGGTATAACATTATTGCTTCTTCAACTTTACCAGTTTTAAATTCCCGGTGAGCAAAGTATCTATGATACCCCATAGTAATTCCAATAGCAACTATAAAATAATATACAATATAAGATTGTAACAAATGAATCATTGAAGTATTTTGTCTCGTTCCTCTAATAATTCCCATGGCTGTTTACCTGTATATGGTAAAAACTTACTTCCTGGAAACAATAAACAAGCGGTTAAATCATTAAATAAAACCACTGCACTAAATGTTCCTGTATCTTGATTTACAAAAAGACCAAATCTACCTGGATAAGATCTACCACTATTTGCTGCTTGTAAAAATCCAACTCCATCTATTAATAATTCCTCGTCTGCATTTTTAATAGTATCGAATAAATCAGATCTTTCGGTACAATGTAACATAGCAAAAAATTTCATAGATTTAGGTGGAGGTTCTTCTGCAATGGCATCTGCACTTTCAAACCATACTGCTAAAAAAACTATTGTTAAAAATACAAGATTTCTCATTTCACCTCCTATAACTGCTGCTATTATTAATTTTCTCTCCGCCTATATTAAAGGCAAAAGATACTCTTGGGTGATTTTTAAATTCCATATATTCATAGATATTATCTTTATTTCTATCACCACCATTAGCAAAAACAATATCTTGTTTTTGTTTATCTAATAAATGATATATTGCTTTATTTGCAGTGTTATCATCATCATTAAATGTTATAACTTGATCTACGCATCTAATACTTTCTAATATTTCTATTCTTTCTTCTATGTCTAACCAATGTATACCTTTTTTACGGACTAACCACCTATCACTATTTAAACCAACTACTAATGCATTTCCTAGCATTGATGCTGATTTAAGATATCTTATATGACCATTATGAATTGGGTCAAAGCCACCTGTTACTAATACTATCATTCTTCCATCCACAACCAAATTAAAAGACCTAAAAGAATACCAAATGATATTGGTAAAATTAAAAAAAAGAATATATTACTCATAAATACAGCCTACAATATGAACTCTAACTCCTTTACTAGCATTAAAAGCAGTATGTGGTAAAGTTGTATTTGTTAAATATATTTTTCCAAGATCTAACATATAAACTTTATCTTGTATTACCATTCGGCAATCAGGAGCAGTTATAAGTGGTATATGAATTCTCTTTGTCATATCCGAATGCATAGTATAACATACTTTTGGATGCATAGGCATTATTCTAGACCTAACCATATTATATTTTTCAAATATACGATTAAGTTTAGGAAGATCCCACAAAGGATATTTAAAATAATTTTCTGGATATTGTAATTTAGATACTCTACCAGCAGAATTAATACATTCTTCTAGTGGATCTAAATCTGGTTTATGACCTTGAAGACCTACTTGAGGAATAGTTGCCCATCCTTTTTTAAGAGCAACTTTAACTGTATTCACTTCATTTAATATTTCAGTTAAATTAATTTCTTCTAAGACTTCAATGTGCATTATATTCTCCAAGATAATGAGGGGCTAACCATGGCCCCTCGCGTGTTTATTAAGTAACAACCCTATACTTGTCGGTGGGCCGCACCGATAAATTCTAAGATGTCTAACCATCCATGTACCAATAAAGGTCTACGAAGGCCTCGTACTGAACAAGTATTCTTAGAATGACAATGTTAATCCCATTGTCACATCTCCAAAATCATGGTCTGCATCTGATTTGATTTTACCATAAATTTCAAGATTATCCATAGCCATCATAGAAGCTTCCCAATTGATTCCTGTGAATTCAGGATCATCAATCATTATAGAAGTATCTGCACTTAGTCCAATACCCCAAGGAGTAGAGTAACTCATTTCAGGTGTTAATTTATACACCCAAGCTTCTGTGCCTGTTGTATAATTAACATCTACGTCAGCACCTAGATTAATGCCATTTCCAATATCTGCAGCTGATGCAGATGCGCCATATGCTATACCCAAAGCGATAGCAAAACTAGCTAAAATTTTCTTCATTCGATATTTCCTCTTTTTTAAAGTTTCTAATAGTGTCACTTTTCTGTTTCTAGGCAAGTGACCAGCCCAACAGCATTATGCCGCTAAGGCGTAACCTGAAGGTGCAAAATTATCGTTTGCAGTTACTTTTTGTAGACTAAAATACCAGTCGATCCTGTTTCGCCCCCATCATAAATGCACTAGCCAATAAAGTATTGATTAAAACCAAAAACTTCAAAGATCATAAAAGTAAAGAATAAAAGCATTATAGCCCATAAAATCATTTTACCACTAAAGTTAGTAGAAGCCAATCTTATTCCTATAAACTCATTTCCTAATACTCGTAACATTAATTCAAATTCATTTGAATCATTTTTAATTTCAACAATTTTTTCTTTTTTCTCTTCTGCCATTTTCTTTCCAATGCATTTATGGTGGAGGCGTTGGGTATCGCACCCAAGTCCTGTATATCCTCGATCATCTACAAGTCTATTTATATTATATAAAAAAGGGTGACAAAAAGCCACCCCTAATTTAATTTATTTTATTATTTTTTATGGTTTAGCTGCGTCTAAACCTGGAAGATAATCTGACATACCTAATAGATCACCAATTGATTTACCAGGAAATATATCAAATTTTCCTGACATAATTGCTAATTCTATTTCTTCAGCTGCCATTCTTACCTCGGCAGGCATATTAGTATATGGAGCCATTTCAACCATTCCGGTATCCATTCCACCCCAAGTATCTTCAGACTTCCAAGTACCTTCTAATGCCGCCGCTACTCTTTCAACATAATAAGGACCCCATTGGTCTATAATAGCTGTCAATTGAGTTTCTGGTGCAAATTGAATCATATCAGATGCTTGGCCAAAAGCATAAACACCCTCTTTAGCGGCAACTTGTAAAGCGGCCGGAGAATCAGTATGCTGTGTTATAATATCAGCGCCTTGTTGAATTAATACAGTAGCAGCGTCTGCTTCTTTACCCGGATCATACCAAGTATTAACCCAAATAACATCGATATCAAAATCAGGATTTACAGAAGTAGCACCTAACCAAAATGCATTAATACCACGAATAACTTCAGGAATAGGGAATGAAGCAATGTAGCCTGCTTTGCCTTTTTCACTCATCATACCAGCAATTACTCCCTGTACATATCTTCCTTCATAGAACTTAGAAGAATATACAGCCATATTATCTGCAGTTTTATATCCTGTTGCATGTTCAAATTTTACATCTGGAAAATCTTTTGCAACTTTTAACATTTGCTCCATATATCCAAATGATGTAGCAAATATAATATCATGACCAGATAGAGCCATTTGTCTCATAACTCTTTCAGCATCTGGACCTTCTGCAACTGATTCTACATATGTAGTTTCTACAGCTTCTCCAAAAGCTTCTTCAACCATTTTACGACCTTGGTCATGCATATATGTCCAACCGTGATCACCTGTTGGCCCAACATAAACAAAGCCAACCTTTAAGGGGTCGGCCATAGCGGATGTAATTAGAAATAGTGGCATTATTAGGAACGCCAATCCTCTTATGAAAAATTTCATAGGTATCCTTTCCGGGAATTAAAAGATTAAAATTGTAATTTGAAAAATAAGAATGTCCGTGGGGACATTAGTATATATCTTATTATACGGTAAAGTGGTGACAAAAGCCACCACTTTTTATTAAAATTTTCCTAAAAATTTTGCTATGTGTCCTACAAAAGGTAATAGTGATAGAGCCATTAATAGATTAACTCCTGTGTGAGCCATAGCTATTCGTAATGTATCTCCTTTTGGCCAACCATCTGAAACAAAGAAACCTGCTAACCATATAGTCCCTGTTGTACCTATATTAGCTCCTAATACACAAGCGACTGCAGCTGGTAATGGTAATGCTCCAGATGCTACTAATGCAATAATTGCTGTAGTTGATAAAGATGATGATTGCCATGCGAGGGTCATAATAATTCCACCAAAGAACATATAAATTGGATTACCTAAAAACCATTGTAAATGTTCTATGTTGCCCATTTCCTTCATACCACCAGAAAACATTTTAAGTCCAATATAAAAAACCACCAACCCTATTAGAGCAGTGATAACAGGATTACCTAATTCCATTTTAATTACCTCTTTCCAAAGCTTTTTGTATTTATTTTTCATTCTTTAAATCTACCATGTTAATGATTTTAGATATTTTCCATGGTGTAAAACATACAGTTCCTAAACTGAAATGATCTGCACCATAGTCGCGATAGCCTCGAACATCATCTATAGTAGTGATGCCTCCACCAGCTATAACTTCTACATGTGGATGTACCTTTTTAATATACTTTAATATTCTTAAGGTATAAGGCATTATTTTTTTACCACTTAAACCCCCTTGAGGGACGGGTAAAGTATTACTTGCGTGGATTTGTTTAAATCCAGAATCTACAAGAAAATCTATTTCATCGTTCATAAATGTTGGGGGTATTTTGGCAATACACCATCTTCTAGGACTTCTTGTAAAACTAGCAAAGCCTGGCCAAACATTAGGCGTAGTATTAGGACAACCTAAATTAATTTCAACATTTGCTTGCTTGGGAATTTTTCTATATAGTTCATGCCAATCAGACATTTCTATAGCGCTTATACTCATTACATCACGAGGATGTTTTAATCCATATTCAATACCTTGGTTTTTTAAACCTAGTTTATTAACCCAGCCATCTTTAGTATAACGTAATGTTTTTAAAATTTGTTTGAATCTTCCAGGCCTTGGTTTTAATGTCCAGGTTCCAGATACTGAAAGAACATCCCAGCCTGCAGGTCTATTAGATTTTAAATAATTTCCAAAAGGTGCTGCTATAAAAAACATTCTATTGGGTTATCCTTTAAAGGCCTTCCTATTACTAAATAATCAGCACCATTAGAAATTGCTTCTTCTGGCGTACTCACTCTTACTTGATCATCATTTGATTCTTTTAATCTTATTCCTGGACAAATTCTTTTAAAAGAATGAACCCTATCATAGTAATTAAACAGTGATAAATCTTGAGGAGATAATACCATATTAAATTTATAATATAATAAATTATCACATATTCTTTTATATATGTCACTCTGTTTTTCCCAATTACCAGGAAAAGAAGTTAAATGAGAAACAATAGCAATATTAATATCATTTTTTAAAGGAGATATATGCTCTATACATTTTTCACCATTTTCGAAATGTATAGTAGTCATATAAACATTTTGTTTAATTAACCATTTAATAACGGTTTCAACTGTATTTGGAATATCATATAATTTCAAATCAACAAATACTTTATAGTCTTTAAACTCATATAAATTAGGTAATAAAGTATGATTGATCTTTACACCATATATTTTATCTTTTATTGGTTCTAAAAATTCGATAGCTTTATCGATTTCCATACCATCTAATGCAGCAAAAATTTTATTCATTATAAATACTCATTTGGCTTTGGGGGGTGGATTCGAACCACCACGTCCTTAAGGACAATACATGAACAGTGCATCGCGTCTACCGTTTCCGCCACCCCAAACTATTTAACTCAATACGGATGCATTGGGTCTATCTGTTGTTCTTTATTATCTAGGGCACTAATTAATCTTGTTAATCCTATTCCTCCACCGACTCGTGGAAAAAAGTTTAAGCCCAAGAAATCTTCTAATTCTTTTTCTACTCTATCTTTTCCGAATAGATCAAATAATAAATTAGCATACTCTCCGTTTGTAATAGTATGAAATGTATTTCTCATTTGTTCTACATCACATGATCTTTCTGCTGATCCTATTGTTTCCATCCCACCTAATATAACATCAATCTTTTTACTATGAACACCGTTTTCATATCTACTCATATTCCAAAACGGTGATGTGAATTCAGGAAAATCTGTTATCATAGTTGTACCGAATTCTTCATGCATTCTGTTTTCATGTTCTGCTTCTAGTTCAGCATTAGCATCTAATTCGAAATGTCTTTGCCAAGCTTCATAAGTTCTTTCTTCTGGAGAATCAAATCCCATCCATTGAACTAATTCATATTCCATTCTTTTAAGATCATCTATTGTACCTGGCATTTCAAATTCAAACATTGGAAAGATTATATCATGTCTTCCAGGAATGGCATTTGGTTCTTGTCTATACGAAGTTGAGACACAAAAAAAACCCGGAGTGTCGGGCTTAGTGAGTAATTCGTGTTCTAACCACATTTGTCCTGTTTGAGGCAATGGCCAGACTTCGTTGGCGTACTTATATGTTGCAACATTGAATGGGTCTTCGCATGCTGCTAATATACTTAATCTGTTTTGTGTATGAACTTCTAGAAACCCTTTGCCCAAAAAAAAGGACCTGAGAAGGTCCGTGGCGTTTGTAAATTTCTGTGGATCAATTAGCTGTGTCATAAAATATTTCCTTTTTTAAACTTTATTTATACATTTATGACACAGCTTTGTGATTATTTTTTCTTCTTTTTAGGTTTATATTTCCATTCATAAAAATAGTGGTTGTCAATCTTTGCAACCCGTTTCTTTTGTTTAGCCCAAGCGGGTCTAATATAATCTGCATGATACCATAATGAATTTCCTACTAAAGGATCTATTCGATTATTATAGACACCAAAGGCAATCAATTTAGCTTCTTCCCAAACCTCTTCGTCGATCTTTGGTACTTCATCAGATTTACCATCGCAATACCAACTAAATTGACATCTATTTTTTACAGGGATTCTTACTTCTGGATCTTTCCACGATTGTCTAGTAGGTCCCTGTTTTACTACTTCGCAAACCGTATTTGGAAAATATTCCGATTCAACTCTATTCATAACTACTTGTGAAACCCCAATCATACCTTTATGACTTTGATTTCGTGCTTCCCAATACGCATTAAGGGCTAAGCACAATATTGCTTCAGCGATCATAGCGCCTCCATTTTTCATTCCACTCGATTATTTATTATATTACAGTTTATTATAAATAGCAACATAAATATCAGAAAAAAGGTGTCAAATATGTATGAATATAGATGTAAAATAAGCAATGTAGTAGATGGAGATACTGTTGATATTGATATTGACTTAGGATTTGGTGTCTGGATGGCCAATCAAAGAATAAGATTATATGGTATTGATACTCCAGAATCTAGAACATCAGATGAAGAGGAAAAGAAATATGGCATAGCAGCTAAGAATTTTTTAGAAAAGTGGCTGGCTCCGGGAAATATTATATTAAAAACTCATAAAGATGCTACTGGAAAGTTTGGTAGAATACTTGGAGAACTATGGTATGGAGATGTAAATATTAATTTAAAATTAGTTGAAAATCATCATGCAGTAGAATATCATGGACAGTCTAAAAAAGAGATTGCAGAGATGCATATAGCAAATAGAGAAAAGGTGGAGCTAAATGAAAGTTGATAATTTGAAATTTGGTTATGAAGTAAGAGATGTAGATTATAGTAGTAAAAAGGACGCAAAAGAAATAGAGCAACTTATTGGTGATGGTAGATTTGTAATAGTAAAAAATCCTAAATTCGTAGAACCCGATACTGTAGCAGAATTGTATAGTAATATAGGTATACTTGGCTACCAGAATGATACTGTAGAATCAGCTGGTAGAGGTTTAGCTAAAGGAAATACAGCATTTGTTCGTGTTCGAACAGACTCTATGTTCGGCGGAGATCCAGAAAATGGTCACGAACTTAGGTGGCATAATGCTGCAGCTAATAGACACACAGCAGATCAAATTGTTTCTATGTATATGGTTGCTCCTAGTGAAAAAGGTTCTGGGTTAACAGGTTTTACAGATGCACAAACTGCTTTTTATGATTTACCAGAAGAGGAACGAGACTTATTAGAAATGTATACCATTGAATTTCCTGTATGGGACAATGATAAAAACTGGAGTAAAGGTGGTAAAGGATATTATAAGTTTATCTATAAAAACGATGAAGAACAATTAGCATTTCTAGATGCTGATGGAAAAAGACCTCATGATAAACAAATACAACGTAGACCTTTAATAACAGAACATCCAGCTAATGGTAAAAACGGGTTTCAATGTAATTTTAATCTAGTTCATAAAATTGTAGAATTAGGTACTGTAGAAAAAACTCAAGAATGGTTAAAATGGTTTAAAGAACATACATTACAAGATAAATACGTTTATTGGCACGACTGGGACATATATGATATAGCATTCAGTGACCAATTACATAGTTTACATAAAAGAACTCCTTATAAAGGTTATAGAGAATTATTCCGATCTGGAATTAATCACGATGACGGAAAGGATTTTTGGTATTAAGAATGACAAAAGCAAATCTAAGTGATAACACAGTAGTAGCAACTCCTTTAAGAAATATTATAAGTTTGATTGCAGCTGCTGCAATAGGAACGTGGGCCTATTTTGGTGTTATTGAAAGACTAAATCAGATTGAAACTAATATTACATTAATGAATACTGATTTAAAAGAAAATACAGAATTTAGAATTAAGTGGCCACGAGGGGAAATGGGTAGCTTACCTGCAGATAGTGAACAGTTTATGTTAATAGAACATATAGCTGGTCAGCTAGAAAAATTAGCTGAGGATATAGAAAGCGGTAATGCTCCTTACGATCAACAACAGAAACTCACTTTAGAATTCTTCGAAAAAAGGATAAGTAAATTAGAAGAAAGGATAGATGAGTTAAAGAACGGCGGATAACTAATGTTAGAAATATTTCAAGGTTTTATATTATTTTTATTTGTAGATGGAACTCCGTTAGAATATACACCAAAAGATTCTTTGTCTGATTGTTTAAAAACAAAAAGAGAAATTGTAAGAAATACTGGTGCAATGTCTAATAGATATAGGTGTGGTGAAGGACAAATACAAATGAAAGAGATTGATGGGAAAATGCATCCTATAGATCTAATAGAAGGAGGCGGATAAATGGCGGCTGCTAAAAAATTACAACCAGGATCCCAGTGGGCACATCTAGATAGAGATGGTGATGGGATCGTATCAGATGATGAGATTGCAATGGAAGAAAGAATGATTCAACTTCAGGACATGCGTTCTGATATGGAAAATGAAGATAAGAAACAAGACGCTCAACGTAATATGGCTTGGTTTGCATTAGGAGGTATGTTACTATATCCTTTTGCGGTTGTATTAGCTATATGGTTGGGATTAGAACAAGCAGGCAATATCTTAGGTGATATGGCCGCTGTTTATTTTGTTTCAGTTGCTGCTATTGTTGCTGCTTTCTATGGAAAAGAAGCATATGCGGCTGGTAAGAAACCACCCGCAAGACCTATAGACGATCGTTAACAGCCTAAGATACGACTAACAGTTTGTTTATCTTCAGTGAAGATAGATCCGCCATTACTAATGTGTTCTTCCACTTGTTCAAAGTAGAAGGCTGCATCCTCATTACCAGTATCTTCTAATAATTGTTTACTAGTACGAAAGAAATTTCTTAACTGCATATCTCTCAAACCATCATTAGCTCGAGCTCTATGTGTTTTACCTGCTCGTTGATTCGACATTTCTGTTCTCCCTTTTATAAACTTTATATGCTTCAATAGTACTATGCTTTACAGCATATGGATTACGTTCAATAAAGATACAGAGTTGATCAAATGTCATACCTAAGAATTCCATTTCCTTTTTAAGGACAGTCATAGCTCCTTTAATTCTCATGCTGCGTCTCCCCAAGCTTCTTGCCATGATACATAGACGCCATCTTCGATTTGATTTTCATCTAGATGTGGAACTAACCATTTATCTTTAGCAAATTTTATAGAGTTCCCAACAGCTTCTTGATAAGATTCTGCTTCAAGAACAAATTCATCGACCTTATCCCAGAATTCTTCTTCTTGGTCTAATATCCAACTTGACATTCCCATATTATTTTGCCCTCCTTGCTAATACTACTTTAATATCAAAAACTCCATATCGACGAGGCTTCTTTTCTTCTTTGCCTGTCTTAGGATCTTTTTCTTTTACGAAGCGAACCAACTTCGCACTAGCTTTAAGTCCTTTTAAAGCTTTTCCTGAAATTCCATCAAGCTTGATAGCTTGCTTAAAAGTAACGAATGCATCGTCTTCGTCATAACCTAGATCAAATAAGATTCCAGCGTTTTGACCTGTGTATTCGTTTCCTGTTACATAATTTATCATAAAATTTCTTCCTCTTTTTTTATTTTATACTAATAGTATAACTTATTTTTAACCTGATGTCAACAGGTTTTTTTAATTATTTTTCACTTTTTTTAAATTAATTTAGTTACCGGGCCCAAAATGTCCCAGGTAAAATGAAGGCTGATTTTCGATAAATACTCATACCTAAGAGAAGGAATAATACATGGTAGATCCAGTAACGGCTGTTGCTGCGGCGACAACTGCCTTTAATGCAATTAAAAAAGGCTTTCAGTTTGGTAGAGATATTGAATCAATGTCGGGTGACTTATCCAGGTGGATGGGCGCTTGTAGTGATATTAAGAAAGCTGAAGAATATTCAAAGAAGCCGCCTTTATTTAAAAAATTATTTGCAGCTGGTTCTGTAGAAGAAGAAGCTTTGCAAAGTCTTATGGCTAAAAAGAAAGCTGAAGATATGCGTAATGAATTAAAAAATATAATATCATTTACGCGAGGGCCAAGTGCCTGGGAAGAGTTACTTCGTACTGAAGCCAACATTAGGAAGAAAAGACAACAAATGATTTATGATCAAGAAGAACGGCGACGTAAATTTTTTGAAATCGTTCTAGTTATATTAGGAGCATTATTGATAACAGGAATGCTTGTAGGCGTGACATACTTAGTAATGTTGGATAGAGGTCTTGTCTAAAAATTATTATTATAAGGGAACTGATTATAGTTCCATGCATCCTCTACATTGGGATTTTTGGTATCATTTGTTTATACCATGGGATTATTTAAATTGGTGTATGTTGGTCTGTGTCCTAATAGTATTAGCAGTTCGACTTAATGATTTGTTATTAGGACACAGACTTAATATAGATTAATTTTTCTTTTTTCTTTCTCTTCGCCGTTTAGCGAATAAGTTTTCAGTTCTCTCAATGACTATTTCTTTTTTCTCTTTACGTCTTGCACGGGCGGCTCTTGATTTAAGAAGCCGTACTCCCTTCTTTATATTTTTCGTCATGTGCTTTCCCTTTCCCATAGTCGCCATCATATTTTCCAATATTTTCAGCTTCGAAATTTAAATATTGGCCAATACGTGTTCCAGGTTTAAGTTTAAATAAGCCACAAGATACATGCATTACTCCTGCCATGACACCATTATATCCGGTATCATATAAACCAGTAGTTAGATGAACCCCATTACGATTAAGCGTACTTCTAGTTATAACAAATCCAGCTTCTCCATCGCCGACTTCGACTTCATTTTCCATAATGACTTCATAAGTACCTGGATATAAATTCCAATACCCATGATCATCAAGAGCCAATTGTTCAGAGCCCCTATGTTGTTTAGTATCATTATCTAACACAAAATCATTTTTAGATATTTCAAATACTTTACCGACACGTAAATCAACTGCATTAGGTTGTACATCTTTAGGATCTACATGGGTAAGGGTAGATGTAGAACCCAAACCCATTATATGTCTCATACTCATGCGGCATGTTCCTTTAATACTTGTTCAGCATGAGCCTTAGCAACAGAGTAAGATACAGGTCCTGTTTCATCAGCATAGGATACTGGATCATCTCTATCTAATTTAATAAAAGCTTCGATACGCTCTACAGAAGAAGAACTCTTATAATCAGAATACCAATCATCTTCGATTAATATAGGTTTATAAGAAGTATTAGTTCTTTTATATACTTGATCAAAATCTATTCCTAGACTTTCACAGAGTTTCTCTCCGTCTTTAAGAATATCAAATTTATCACCTTTTAGATAAGGTGTAAAATAAGTTACTTTCTCAGCATCCCAATTACCTTCACGGAAAGCTTTATCATCAGCATCTCTAAACTCCTGTCTACAATCAGGATAGATAGCATGATCACCAGCATGGATACCCAATGCTATAGCAGTTTCCTCATTAGTATCTTTTACAACAGATAATGCCACAGCCTGAACCAAAGAAGCAAAGATTTTATTACGATTAGGTACAACTGTTTCTTTCATATTATCTTCTGCATAATGTCCTTCAGGAACATCAGCACCTCCAGTAACTAGAGCTGAAGATAATAGCTCTTGTAAACCATCAAGTTTAATAACTTGATACTTAATCTTATGGCCATGTATAGCCAAATAGTTAACTAAGTCTTGGGCTCTTTCTAATTCACATACATGTTTTTGCCCATAATTCATAGACAAAGCAGTTACATTTTCAGCGCCAACTTCATCAATGGCTCTTAATAATAAGGTAGAAGAATCCATTCCACCAGATAAAGATACTACAATATTTTTCATTTATTTCCTTCCTGTAATTTTTTCAAACGTTTTACTTCTCTAAGAATATACCAACCAGCTTTCTCTAGGTCTTCTACTTCTTTATCGATTGCTTCATAACCTTCTTCTTTTTTATTACCCGCTCGAAGAAGATACTTTACGGCATTACCTCTGGCAAAGTTAAGACCAAACCATTCTATAATATCAATAGCTTGATAACCACCAGGTGCCTGATAATGTTGCGGATCAATTTTATCTGCGCTCATCTTTTTACAGTCTCCTTAAATACTTTTACATTATACATTATATCATCAATATCAAAATCTGTCAACTTATAATCGACAAATGTATCAAAATTAATTTTAGGTTTATGGGAAAACGGATATCTATCACCTTCAATACCCGCAGCGATAGGATTAGAGGTATCTATAGAATAGACCCAATCGTAATCCTTATAGTGTGAAAACTCTTTTATATGCCAAGTTCCTAATAAGTGATGCTTACGAGATTTATTTATATGTGGCTCTAATGCTTTTAAGAGTTTAACTCTTTCCATAGCATGTTCTCCAGGTTCAGATCCCTTAGCCCAATTAAAACAAAAAGGTATACCGATATATTCTACACCACCTAATTTATCAAACTCAAGATAACATTGAATAAACTCTTCATGACTATTACCTTGAATAACAGCCATAGCATCAGAATCTAAGTCAGGATACTCTCCCAGAAATTCGATAGTTCTGTCGACAGTTTGTTTATAATCTCCGAGGACATCAGGGAGGACAAAAACGTTTGGTTTAATTCTATCAACGTAGTCTGCAATGAGGGAGTTTGATAAAGCAGCACCAAGCTCAAAACAACTATTGTCAAGAATAGTAAACTTCTCGAGAGAATCCACGATACTACGGTAATGCCAGTCTTCAATATAACGATGCAAGAGAATAAAATGATAATCGTTAATAATATATTTTCCATCAGCCTCTGCCTCAGCTAGCGAATGAGGTATTTCGTGGGAGATAAGGGGTAAATTCATTAAGGTCTCCATAATAATTAATTTTACTTATAAACCGATCTTTATCTTTATACATATTCGGTTTTAAATATATACGTTCTAATATACGAGCTATAGCTATTTTATAATCTTCTTTTGTTGGTGAGTAATCACACCACAGGTAATCATCGTATGCTTCTTTAAACCTCTGTCTATGCGCTTTATATCGCGTCTTATCTATGGTTATACCGCGGTTTATAAGATTATTATATAACATTTCATATCTTTTGTAAAGGTATAATCCTTTATTAAAAAAGAATTTACAATGTCCACCATTAAGAGTATATCTATCAGGAAGGTCATCCATAGGATGATTCTTCTCAACTCTCTTCTTTACAATATGTAAGAATTGGGTTATTTCTTTATATTCAGCAACAGCATGAACTTGGGTTAGATGATCTGGATCAACTAGATTTATCCTAGTCATTAATATGCTCTTCTAATTTATTAAGAAATATATTATGTCCTTTTGGTATAGTTTTAAATTGAAAACCATATTTTCTCTTAGACAAATCTTTATATACTTTTATTAAATCTTCTTTAGCTACTTTAGATAAATCATTTTCAATATCTATATACCAGCCAGCTACTTCAGATACCTCAGAAGATATCTTAGACGCAGCTTCAGAAAATAAAACTCTATCCCATCTATTTTTATATCCAAGAGCCGTCATTTGTAACCAATTAAGAACTCTTTTATAGTTATGATAATTTTTATTCTCTTCATAAAAATCCATAACATATTTAATCTTCTCACAGATATTCTTTATAGAACGAGCATTAACTCTAACTATCTGCCAATGTATATTAAACTTATCAACTTTAGACATTAAGACCTTCTCCATATTATATAATTATAATAACACAGATTTAAACTAATGTCAACAGTTTTTTTCAAGATATTTTAAATTATTTTCCCAATCATCTTTAAACTTATGATATTTAGGTAATTCAATAAGTCTCTGCTTCTGTTTATAATTAATTGATCCGGGTTTAGATTTCATTCGCCAAAAAGATTTTCTTTCTGGTCGAGGTAAATTAGCATCCGGATCATTAGCAAATTCTTTTAGAGGTCCGTTAAATGTCCATGTTTTTATTTCATGATTCCATAACGTCATAGTAGATCCATCTGGAGATATTAAATCAATACTATATCGATTAATACCTTTGCGTTGAGTATTAATAACTTCCCAATGTTTACCAGATGGATCTTTTAACTTAATATCTTTGACGACTTGTCCGCCTTTATCTTTTAATAAGACATATACCATTAACAAGCAAAGTTTTGTTGTAGTTTTATATTATCAAAGAATTCAGTCTTAGCATGTGATGTATTAAACAAACCTTTTACAACAGTTGTTTGTGTTAAAGAACTATGAGACTCGACGCCTCTATTCTCCATACATCCATGAGTAGCTTGAGTATAAACAGCTACGTTTTCTGATTCAGTTGCTTTCATTATTTCTCTACAAATATCATTAGTTAATTCTTCTTGTAGAGTTCCTCTACGAGCACACCACTGAACTATTCTAGTATACTTAGAAAGACCAATTACTTTCTCTGTAGGTATAACACCAATATAAGCAACTCCTTTTACTGTCTGATGATGATGACTACATAAAGAAGTAAATTCAGCTCTAGCTGTAATCATACCATGATAACTATTCTTACCTGTATTAGGAAAAGAAGTTACATTAGGTGGTAAATGATAACGACCAGCCATAATTTCATTAACATACATCTTAGCTAGTCTAGCGCCTGTATCTCTACTATTAGGATCATTCTTAGTATCAATAACTAAAGCATCTAATACTTCTGTAAACTTTTCAGCTACTTCATCTATTAAATGAGTCCTTTCACCAGGCTCTATATGTTTTGAAATATTATCACCAGCCCAAAAACTATCACCAGCTGCTAGGATTCTTTTTTTAATCTTTTCTGATACTTTCACATTAACTCCTTTACAAAATCCATATTACTATGAACCCAAATAATTGTATCACCAAATTTATTTTCTTTGGCTCTACGCTCTTTTGCATAATCAACATAACTTTTCATGTCTTCTATATTATAACTGAAAATCTTTTCATTGTCAAGGTCTACTGCAAATATTTGTTCAGCTTCAGTTGTATATAACCAACCTTCTTCATTTTTTCTTTTATTATATAATTCGACACACATATATTCTTTAAACATATTTGTCTTAACATCAGTTACTACACCATCAACTACACAGTCAATTTTTTTCTTAACCTGGCTATCATAATCATTTTTATCTACCCAAGAAATATTATTTTCTTTACAATACTCTTCAACTAATTTTTCTCCTAGATCACCCTTCTTACCAGATGCTCCATATCTTCCTTCTGAATTTTTATACCAGGTCATTATATACTCCAATTTTCAATTTGTATTTTTAATTCATTAATTCTTTCTTCTAATACACTTACTGTAGTTCGAAGATGTCCTGTATCTTCTGGCGTATACCTACTTCTTAATAAAGCAACTTCACGCATTAATACATCTCTATATTCTAATATTTCTTTTATTGTTTCCACTATTTTTTCCTATAGGATTTATTATTATTTTGTAATACTTCAAAGTTAATCTTTTTGGGTGTATATGGTAATCCCACATCTTTTATATACATTCCAAAAGCTTTTTTATATTTTAACTTATATTCAGGATCAAGGCAACCTAATTCTTTTACTATATTAACATTTAATAATGGTGACCGCATATTTATTTTATGAAATGAATATGCTTGATCCGAAAATGTTAAAAAATCTACCATGCGACGAATGTTATTGGTATAATATTCATCAGCACCTATACCACTTAATAATATTGGAGAACAATGCTTTGCTAGAAAATAATGACCTGTGGCTATTCCAATGCCGGTTTCTTTACCTAATGAATATCCAGCTCTTGTCATTTCTTCTTGGATATTATTAATATCTTTTTGACTATAAGGACCTATTACAGAAGCTTTTTGTTTAAGAAATTTATGCCTTGCTTTTAAAATATCTAAATCTTCATTTCCAGTCATAGATACTATTTTAAATTTTTTATTTAACTTATGTAATGCCGCGGCAATTACTCCGCTATCTGTTCCACTACTCAAAGATACTGTAGTTAAACCAGGTACATACCATTCTTCAACGGCATTTGTTATAGCATCGAAAAAATTTTTCATTTTGTAATTGTCCATTCCGGTAATACTGCCTCTCTAGGTACTAGCCAGGTTACAAGAACCCGACGGAAACCCCTTTTTATTTTTGTTACGCCGTGTACCACACTTGCGTTATAAATTATTGTTTCACCAACTTTAAGTGGTATTTTATGTTGATTAGCATGATCATTCGGATCAAAAGAGTTATTTTCTTTAATTGTAGGATCCCCATCTGATACATTAGCTTCTTGTATAATTACATCGCCTCCGACTAAATCTTCTTCTTCGACAAGTGTTACAAAACTCATACCACCAACAACTGAATGGCCATCGATGTGTAGTGCAGCTTCTCCTCCTGGATGATATTCAAGTAAGAAGACATTCTTTAATCTCCATTCTTGTTTAGTAAAAGCTGTTGCCCAATCTATTTTTTTCTTGATAAAAGATTCAACATACTTTTTGATAACTGGATCTTCGTGTTTAAAAATATTACTAATACGTTGCCAAGTACCTTTCACAGTTTCTAAATCACTATCAAATATTTCTTTGAGATATTTAATCTCAGGTTCATCAAATAGCCGTTTTACATATACCTGATTAAGACTTGATTTCATTAGGTACCAATCGCATTACCAAATAAGTAACAATGCAATCTACCAGAAACATTATAGCCTCTTTCAAAAGCGATCTTAGCTACTTCCCCCGCTCCTCGTTCTTGTTCTTCTACTGTAGCTCCAACAGGCATAATGTATACAGGCCAATTTATTTTTTCAGCTCTGAACATAGCAAGAACTTCTTCCATCTCTTCCCATTGTTCTTTATGAGGACCCATTACAAATTTTAATTGTCCAATATGACTATCAGAGTTCTTATTAGCGTTAAGACCTACTAAATTATAATCTGCAACTGTCTTAGGTTGAATAGCTTTTTCTCTTTTCTCTCCAGCCACAGACCATAACTTAGGAGATACAGAAAAGAAAACAGGAGCCTGCCATACACCATTATTCATTACACTATTTTTAAAATCATCTGTTAATTCTTGTGTTCCATTAGTTTCAAATGTTATACGAGCTGGCCGTTTATTACTATGTCCTCTCATTTCCTCATTAATTTCTACGACAGCTTGTTGAGCATGTTTCATTAAAGGTTCACCACCTGTATAACAAAGATGAGCTCTTTGTCCCGATACAGGATGTACAAAACCACCTTCTGGATTACTTTCCGTTTTAGTAGTTTCAAATATCTGTTGATATATTTCTTTAGCTGTTTTATGTCCCATTAAATGTCTAAACTTCTTAGACCATGTATAAGAACTATCACATCCCTTTTCCCATACAGGAAGATCTTCAACTCTATTAACAGTTTTAGGATCAAAGTCTTGATAAGGTAATTCCCAAGTATCTGGTTTAGTAGGATGATCTTGTCCAAAGCCATCACATTGTAAATTACATAAAAAGAATCTTAACCAGAATGTATGCACTCCAGTATATAATCCTTCACCTTGTATAGAATTAAATATTTCTGAATAAAAATATTTTTTTTCTTTCTTCTCCATTAATCCTCCTTAACTGTAGCTTTTTCTGTAGGTGTAGGAATACAATAAGACACACCATTAAAATCTGGAACATTCATTAACGCGTGGTTAACATTATGGGCAGCTTCAGCACATTTATAATAATCATAATAAACCATTTTTCTAGACGCTTCTAAATCTCTACCACTACCATCTTCTATTACTAATGTCCATAATAGAATCATTCCCCATAACGTTTTCATCTACTATAGATAGCGCTATTGGCTCCATGTTCTGAACATTCTACACTTTCTACCCAACAACGACCTTTAGACATACTGTCAATTAATTCTTGAGCAAAGTTAAAAGCATGTTCAGCAAATTTTTCTACTCCAACTCCGTCAACAATATTTAGTTCACAGAGTTCAGCTGATTCAAGATTTCTAAAATACGTCATCATAGGATCATCTTTATCTAATACAACTTTATGATCAAAACTATCTTCTAACCAGGCCTTTAATGGTTTAAGACCGCCAAAATCAACGACCCAGTTTCTTTCATCTAATTCACTACATCCAAAAGTAAACTTAAACGCTAAAGCATAACCATGTAAAAATTTGCAATGACTATGAGCTTTAGGTTGTCTAAAGCATGCACTTAAACCAATATTATGGCCATAAGTCTTAGTCGAATAATGTTTTCCCATACATAGGCTCCTCTATTTTTTTAATACCATTACACCAATTAATAGCTGCATCTTCTACATAGTGTAATGACTTATTGGGAAACTCTTCTAAATGAAAGAATCCCGTTGCATCTTTATTTTTATAATATTTAATATAAAACATTTCTTCCTTATAGTCAACATGTATTTCACATATTTCATCAGATTCTTCTTTTACATGTGTTTGTAATAGTTTACTTGCCATGAAAATCCTCCATTAGTGGAAATATTTTGTTAATTGCTTTACCAATAGCTATAGCTAATTCCATATGTTCTTTTTGGGTTCCATTAGCTGATCTTAATTCAACATAGTGAATCCAAGATCTAATAGTTCCATTAACATATAATCTTGATTTAGTATTGCCTTCTGGTAATATAACCCTTGCTTGTTCTTTGGCTATACCTTTATCTATAGCTTGTTTATAGATTCTTTGAACGTGTTCTATAATAAATTTCTGTTGTGCATCCCACCATATTTTAAGATCTAGATCGGTTGTATCTATACTATTCTGTCTATTTTTTTCATCTTGTAATCTAGCTTCTCTAAGTTCAAAAGCTAAGTCATCAATGGGATCAGCATATCGTTGACTAAACTCTTGAAATGAAAATGATCTATGACGTAATAATTGTCTAGCAATATCTCTAGTGGTTTCTATTTCCATTACTACAGATGCTAATTCAAATGGAGACCAGTGTTTATTTTTAATAAGATATTTTAATAATTTACCAGATGTCTCTGAATTATTTTGATTAGAAGGATTAGATACTCTTGCACAATAGGCTATTAAATTTTGAACGTCTGGTTTTTTAACTGCAACCGGATCGTCGTCATGGGTCATTGTATATCCAAGTAAATTTACTTTCATACCTCAGGGGCTCCTTGTGCTTCTATAGCATCAACAGTGTCTTGATCAACACAAGATATTATATTTGGTGTATAGTCAGGACCAAATTCCATCCATAGCTTTGTCATAATTTCATCACTATAATCTACAGCAAATTGACTACATTCTTCTCTTGAATTAAATACATGTGTTGTAAAAATATAGGCAACTGGAGGTTCAGCTACAGTGCCCATTAAGTGTGCCATTAACGCTACTAAATAAATTTTCATCTAGCTTTACCTTGACCTCTATATTTTTTATATTGTCTTCTTTTATGTTTATTCATCATAGTCTTAGAAAGATTTCTTCTACCTACAGATGTCTTCTTTGAAGAATATGGTTTCCATTTAGCAAATGAATATATTGCCACTATTCAGGCCTCTTATCTACAACTTCTTCAAGAACGCCTAGAGCTTCAGCACATAGTAATCCCCATGCTAAAAAGAATATGTTACCATTAATTATACATAATCCACATGCTATAATGCGCAAAGTGCTTTTTATCATTGAAATATTAAAATGATTCATCATTAGGACACCTGTACAGCAATATAAATGCAAAGTCCAAGGATTACTAGTTTGCCATAATCTAAATCAAACTTAGTTCCTTCTCCATAGGAATCTTCCCACATTTCTCTTATCTTTTTCATACTTACTCCATTTTAAAGTTTTTAAATTTTTCATTAACAGCTGTATTATCAAATACAGGAGTATCATCAACGATATCACTTTGATCGTCAACATCATGTAATCGCATTTTATTTCTATCAATACCGATTACAAATCTTTTATATTTTACTGGATCATTATAACGATTCTTTAATTGCTTAACCATTATTTGTCCCTGAGCATCTAATTCTTCACTAGATATTAAAGCAAACATTAAGTCGGCAGTCGCGGGTAATCCAAAAGACTCGGACGTATCTTCAAGCCCAGGATCAGAGCTAGTAAAACCCGAACGTGTCGTCTGTGTTGCAGACATAATCGGTACGTCGAACTCGACAGCGAGCCCACGCAACTCTTCAGCAATTGCTTTAATGTAAGTATAAGAATTGATGGCACCGCCCATTCCTTTCATTCTAGAACTTGCACATATATTAAGATAATCTACAAATATAATCTCAGGTACAAAGTTACGTTTAAGTTTTAATTCGTTTAATAAGGCTCTAAAGTGTCCTGTATGGGCAGAACCTGTGGGATATTCTTTAATAATTAATTTACCATTAGTCTTAGCAGCTATATGATCTACCTTATCCATTAACATTTGTTTAGATAAGTGTTCAAGTTGGTCTAATGGTACATCTAAAAGATTAGCATCTATTCTTTCGGCTATTCTTTCTTCAGCCATTTCCATTGTAATATATAGGACATTTCTGCCTCTTGTTAGGCAGGAACTGGCGACGTGGCACATGAATAAAGACTTCCCAACACCAGTACCAGCCAAAGCAATATTGAGAGTTTTATTAGGTATTCCTCCTTTTGTAATCTTGTTAAGATATTCAAGATCAAATGGGATTCGTTCTTCTTGCTCATGATAAAAGTTATACCTTTCTTCTACATCTTCTATATAATCATGCCCCACAGTAGGATCAAATGTTATTGCCAAAGCATTTGATAATAATTCTGGTAAAGCATTTTTAGTTAATGTTTTATGTTTACCATCAATAATAGAAATAGATTCCATGATAGCATTATAAATTCCTCTATCTTGGCACCATTTTTCAGTAGTATCTATTAACCACTTTTCATCTGATTTATCTTTAGTAAAAAGATTAGGAAGTATTTCTATTGCAGCTGTAAATTGATCATTATTAAATTTATCAGATTCTTCAATAGCTACTTTCAAAGATTCTTTTGTAGGCAAAGTATTATACTTAGCTACATACTTTGCTACTTCTTTAAATAAAAGATTATAAACACCTTGAAAGTATTCCGGCTTAATAAATGGTAAGACCTTACGCATATAAGGTTCATTACTTATTAAATTTCCTAATACTGTTTGCTCTACACTACTCATTTATCCATTATAACCCGATCGAAGATAGAAAGCAACACATTTCTTGTTACTGCGTGCCAATCTAAATCATTATGCCAATCCCAATCTCCCATTTGATGTTCAACTACTTGAGTACCAAATCGAAGCTTGTCTTCGCCATCAATAATTTTTATACCTTTGAAATAAAAAACCGTTTCGACAAACGGTCCTGATAAAATTCGAATATTCCAATGTTCTTCTTCAAAAGGAATTAATTCGAAATCTTTATTTTCGATCATATTAGATCAGCTTCTACTATACTATCAAAAGGAACTTCTTGATTACCACCTATCTGATATTGCTTTTTTATCCATTCTTTGAAATCAGTTTTTTCAAGGATAGGCTGCCAAAATTCTTCTTTAAGAGTTTCTGCAACTCTAACTTTAGACTCCGAATCTTTGTAGCTGTACCATCCATTTGAAGGTTTAATAACGTAACCACCAGCCAAGGCACAATCAAGAAGACCACTATAACGCTGCACGCCACCTTCCCAAGAAACTGAAATAGGAATTTTAGATTTCTCTTTAACGTATCTTGATTTTTCAATATTGATAACAAAGTGATAACCTTTTATTTCTGTTCCAACTTTATCTTGTTGACGTCCAATAATCCAAATATTATCAGCACTATAATATATACCCGTTCCACCACCAACAATATCTTTTGGGAATAAACCTATTTCTTTATATGTGTGATTAACAGCTAGAACTGGAATATTCTTCATAGCCAAATAAGGTGTTGTCATTCTAAACAAACCTTTTAGAGCTTTTGCTCTAGACATATCGGCTACGGATTTTTCGTTGATCGCGTCTTCCAATTCTTTCTTAGACGCAAGATTACCGATACTATCAATAACAACAATTACTTTCTCGTCTCTTTCAAGTGCTTCTAATTGACCCACTAAATCAAATTTTAGTTCTTCTACATTAGTAATAGGAGTATGCAATACTCTATCTAAATCAATTTCAAAAGAATCAAAGTAAGATTGAGGAGAACCAAATTCTGAATCATAAAATAACATCACAGCTTCTGGATGGGCTTTAAGATAACTCCCAGCCATCATTAATGCAAATGAAGTTTTAAAATGTTTAGAAGGTCCTGCTAGGACTGTAAGACCTGAAGATAAGCCGCCATCAACATCGCCAGATAAAGCAACATTAACCATTGGAACATTAGTTTTTGTTTGTTCTTTTTCATTGTAAAATTTACTTTTGCTTAGAACTTCCGTTGTTTTTATCTTTGAGTTCTTCTTTAGCTTGTCCATAATTGACATTTTGTTCTTTCTCCCTTTCATTGAGTTCATATTGTGATCTAATTTCGTTATTAATAGCAGTTGTTTCTTTTAGCAATGATAAATCTACTCCGTTACTTTCTGCATAAGATATAAATGCATTAACATCTTTAGGAAAGCAAGCCCCGCCATATCCTTCACGTCCATCTGGTCCCGGAATTTTAAAATGAGAATTTCCCATACGTGTATCAGCCATTAAGCTTTTTTGTAATTGATTATAACTACCATAAGTATTATCCATCAACTGTTTTAGTTGATTTAAAAATGTTACCTTCATAGATAAAAATGAATTTACTGCATATTTAAAATAAGCAGCTTCTACAGGAGTTAAACTAACTGATGGGCATCCATCCGCGAGAGAATGGTACTGATACATTTGTTGTAAATACTGACCAGCTGATGGATCCTTAGCACCTATTACTCGATACTTTGGATGGCAAGCATCCTGTTTAGCATTAGCTTCAGTTAAAAACTCTGGTTCATATGCTAGTCTATCACAAAGTTCAGATGCTTGTGCTACAAGATCAGGTGTTAATGTAGATTTAATAACAATAAAAGCTTTTGATTTAGTATTAATAGTTTTCACTGCATCTAATACTAAATCACCATTAATAGACCCATCATCATTACTAGGAGTTGGTAAACATATAAAAACTATATGAGGTCTTTCACCACATAAATCATCTATTGTAGTTTGACTATATTTTGGATCTACGATAACTTTCCTTACCCATTTAGTTGAAAATATATAATCTATAGACTTTCCAACAAATCCTAAACCTACTATTCCAAGAATAAGTTCTTGTTGATGGGCCCATTCCATGTCTTCGGGAGACATCTCTTTAGGTGTTATTGTGGTTTGACGGTTAAGTGGTGCTTTCATTTTTTTTACTTTCTTCTTCAATTACTCTTTGTCTAAGATCTGATGTTGAAAATCTATGATCTCTTTTATTAAAGTATAACTTAATATTGCGTTTTTGGCAAGCATCTTTTCCTGTAAAATTTTTCTGGCGATACTCTACACCAAGTATTCGAACATCAATATCATACATTGTTAAGATATCTACTACTTCTTCCTCTCTTTGATATGGAATAATTTCATCTACATAACTAATAGCTTTTAGTTGTGTGTATCGTTCTACTAATGTTTGTACTGGTGAATTCTTAGAATTTCTATCAACACTAGGATCTACTTGGAGACCTACTATTAAATAATCGCATTGTGCTTTTGCTTCTCTTAACATTAAAACATGACCGGCATGTAATAGATCAAATGTACTAAAAGTAATACCTACTGTGTTTTTAGTACGTTCCATGTTTCTCTCCACGTTGATATTGTAAATACTTTTCCATTTCTTTTATCTACTGCATTGGCAATTTCATAATCATTACCGCCATACATTGTTTTATCCCCAAAGAACCATATTATATCATCTTCTTTAAAATATTTTAGTATTTGAGATTTATTAGCACCCTTAGCCGTTATATCTATTCCGGTTTCACCAGCAACTTGTATATCATATTGCGGTTGTTTTTCTCTAAGTCTTTCAGCTATTATTTTTCTTTCGTCAGTATTCTTATCATATTTTACATATACTTGTCGAGAATCGGGCCCGCAATTTCTTCCAACGATAGAAAAATTTACGAGCCCAGGTCTCTCTTCAATATGATTACCAAGTCTAAGTGGAAATTTACTTTTCTTTAATTCATAATGTAAATCTTGATAAAGAGAATCACTTATATCAAGGACACCAGAATGTAATCTCGTGTCTTTTTGCCAAACGTCATTTCCATTACATTGATAAACATACTTAGCTCTATTATACAACATTATTCCTATTTGGTCAACGGTTTTTTCTCTATCGCTTCCGGTAACCAAATAAACATCATGAGAATCCATAAATTTCCTCATGAATGTTCTAAATTCATTATGTATTTTTCCTCGACTAGGAGTTAGTGTCCCGTCAACGTCAAAAATATATTTAATCATTTATCTCATATTGATAATTTTGAATTATTTCTTTTACTTCAGCCACAGTTAAATTATATCTTTCTGCTAAAGCTGGAACATCTATTCCAGTTTCAAAATCTTTCATTATTTTTTCTTTTATTTCTTCGGCCATGTTACCTCGCTAGTATCTATGTTAATTGAAAGTGTATCACTATCAAGCAGTGGATAATAAAGATTTTGATTTTCTAAATTTAAATCATTTTTAGAATATCCAGTAGTTTCTCTTACTACGTCATTATGATTAATCTCTGCCCAATATATTTCAAATGCAACTCCATCTTCTATGCATTCAAATTGATGATATAGTCCTGGTTTAACTTTAGTATACATTCCAGGCCCTACAATAGTTTCATCAACTAATTTATAGTCTTGTTGCCAAACCCTGATAATAGCTTTACCAGATTCAGTATACCAACCATTCCATTTATATTCATGTTTATGTTTAGAACTTACGCCACCTTTTTTCATTTCAACCCTATGAAATTCTAAAGTATTATTACCTTCTAAAAGTTCTGTAGTTCCCCAAACTTTTCCAGCTTTCATTGTATTACTCCATTTCTATATGCATATTCTAATGCATTATTAGCTTCTACTTCCATTGGTCTATTCTCATACCATTTACCCGTGTCATTATCGAATTGCCTACATAAATCTACTATTTGATTAGCAGTAATTGGATATCCTTTTTCTACTGCTTTACCGGCTACGGCAATCATAATACGATACATTTGTCTATACCAACCGGTTCCTGATATAGTTAAATATTCGGCTGCCATAGATTTTGGCCAAAAAGGACAATCTCTATAATCAGTCCAAACAAAATTTGTATTATCTAATTTAGTTTTACGATATTCTATTATTTGATCTTTCCATGCATCTGGTAGTCTATCTAAAAAATCTTTACTAGATTCTTTATCACTATATGCATGCTTTTCCATTAAATCATTTGGATCGATATCTGCCCCATTCGTATTACTGAATATAAAATTAAAAGCATTAGAATAAGATGCAGGAATGAAATACATCCTAGATAGATCCTTAGTTTGGCGATCTCCGATTTTCTCCATTTCAGTATTGAGAGCGAACCAAAAATGTTTGATTCTAGACGCCTCAATTCTCTGTACAAGCGGGAATACCAATCTGAACTTAGGTGCCATATTAGTGCTGCTTGCAGTACTATAACAGATAAAATTCCAATCTCTAAACCTGGTTCTAACATAATCTTCTATACTACCTTCCACTTCAATATCATCAACATCAACAGCACACCAAGATTCCCAAGCAAGAACATTTTTGTTGGCCCGAGTAGTATTAATTTCATATACAGCAGGCGAAATAAGTTCCGCATCTTTTTTTCCTCCTAATGGTCTCTTAGATAATTTATATAAAAAATTAGAGAATTGATCCCAAGTATCAAAATTTAATTTTCTATGTGTTTTATTATCATATTGATTTTTAAATATAGTAAGCGAATATGTCATCCAAAAAATTCTTCTAGAGTAGCAACAGGTTCTACTTCCCATTGCAAAGCATCCAATAAATGTCTAAGAGGCTCAACAAAAGCCTTATCATATTGTTTATTATAATCTATAAACGTATGTAAGTCAAGCTCTTTCGGTAATAAATTATTAAAAGCAATTACATTTTCTTTTATACCATTAGGCATTTTTAAATAAACGAATTTTACTTTTTCTCCATTACCTATAGACTCATATTTTTTATCTAGTTTATTTTTCTTTATATGGTAGTTATATAATAATGCTCCTCGAACATGTATAGGACACGCTTTCTTATAAATGGTTTTTGAATCTTCCCAAGTACTAACTACTTTACCATTTTTCTCTTCTTGATAATTACACCCTCGAGGAAAGGATATATCTTCAGGTGGCAATTGATTCCATTCTTTTCTAAAGTCAGATATAAATTTTTGTGTAGCTTCTTCACCATCATTTATAATTACTTTAAATATTTCTTTAAATTTATCCCTACATACTTGAGGAGTAGAAGAACGTACAGCATCAACACCCATCATTTTCATTTTAGGTTCAGCGTATTGAACACCTTCATTATTATGAACATTTAAAATATATCTTTTCTTAGCTATCCATACACCCTTATCAGCAATAACTTCTCTACCCATTTCCATACGGTTTTCCATTACATTCATTTTATCAGCTAGGGCTTTATATGCTTGTGATAGTATTTTTTCAAAATGATCCTTACATATTGCATCTAAAAACTGCACAGGATTTTTAGGAGATAGTTTATCTATTAAAGGTTTCATATTAACATATAATGAATCAGTATCAATAGCTATAACATAATCTTTACCGTCGGTCTCTAGCAATTTATTCAATTCTAAATTAATAGCTTCTTCTGCCCATCGAACTGATAATTGACCTGTTAATGTAATACCTTCTGCAACATGATTATTAAAATATCTAAACCATTTATTACCAAGAGCTCCATATAAACTATTCATTAGAATTTTAATAGACATCTGTTGATTTTCTAATGTGCTTATTTCATTTTCTAATTTCTTAGTTTTTCCCTGTTCATATTCTTTTTTAGCTTCGATCATTCGATTTTTTATCTCTACTCTCTCATTATAATATTGTTTAATAACTTGAGGAATAGTTCCTATTTTATCTTTTCTAAATCGAATACCTGTAGCAGATATTGTAGCACCTTTAGTAATATTCACATCATTATTTTTTAATACATACTCAACCGACATTCCAGGTTCTTTACCTTGAATTAATGTTTCCGGTGACATATTATATTGAACAATTATATTAGGATATAGAGAGTTTAAATCAAAAGATACAATCCAATTATGCATACCTACTTGAGGTTCTTTTACATATGCTCCTTCGAATTCAGCCTTATCACCTTTATATTTTGGAGGAACAGCTATCTGTTGCTTGTATAGCATACGATATAAAATAGCATCCCATATTTGAACAGTACCAAAAGTCTCAGAGTAATTAACACCTCCTCGATAAGCCATAGTCATAGCTAATGTAATTAATCCTAATTTCTCTTCTAACTTATCAACTAACTGAACATCTTTTATATTATAATCAATAAATTTTTGGAAATCAGATTTATATAATGTAAATAAATTTCCATGTTCTTCATATGATAATTTACGTTCACCTAATACTACAAAAGCAATATGGTCTAGTCTATAAGATTCCTGAGCTCCATACGTATAACCAAACTTACGAAATAAATCATAATAATCTAATTGTTGAATACCAGATAGATCATAGGCCTGTTCTTCTCTTTTACCTATTTGAATTAATCGTTGATCTACTACTCCCCAAGGAGAGAACTTTTTATATACATCTCCACCGATAATATTCTTTACTCTGTTTATAAGATAAGGAAAATCAAATAATCTAGTATTCCAACCTGTTACAATATCTGGACAATAGTCTGGGTGATTCCATACTTTTAGAAAACTTGTAAGTAATTCTATTTCATCATCACATTTAATATATTCTATTTTCTTTATATCTTTTACAGAACATTTCTTCGGATCATAATCATATAACCCCCATACACGATATACGTTATCAATATTATTTTTCATAGTAATAGATATTACAGGATGTAAAGCCTGAGCGGGAAATGGAAAACCATCATCAGATGCTACTTCTATATCAATAGTAGTAACATTAACTATTTCTCTTTCGAATTTTGGGGATTCTGGAAATCTATCATTTATATATTGAGTAATATAATTATTAGATCCATATACAGTTACATTATCTACAAATTCATATTCTTTTAAATAATTACTAGCATCACGCATAGTATCAAAAGTCTTTGGTAAGACATTATCGTTTTGTAGATTTTTCCAGCCTGTAGATTTATCAGACTTAATAAATAGCGTAGGCATAAACTGAATCTTTTTAGCCACACGCTCTCCTCCATCATAACCACGATAGAGTATGTTATTGCCATAACGATTTACTGATGTATAAAATTTCATATAATTATTATAACCGATTTTTACGGAAATGTCACGCTACTTTTATAGATTCCAGTGTTTTATCGTGAGAAGGAAATATTACATTATGATCTTTATGATGTTCTCGTCTAGGTCTATTTTCATCTGCTATACCGACACCCATTAATAATATTGGCCGACCTGAACTTTTTATTATTCTACCAACAGCTTGAGGATCAAAACATGTGCAACAACCTGTTCTATATCCTAACATATTAGCTGCTAAGTTTACATAACCTGCTGCTAATCCTATAGACATTACTCTTTGAAAATCAATATTAGGATGTTCTTTACCTGATTCTATTTCTTTTTTAACTTCATCATTACGATATAGATGTGCAATATTATCTGACTCAACTTGTTTTATATATTCGTCTGACCAAGTAAATACAATAAGCAATTGGGCTAAACATTGAGGATTTAATTGAGGCTTACCATCTGGCCAATTATTTGAACCATCACTGGTACAATGATATATTTTATCTATAGTCTCTCTATGAGTTATCATATAAGGTTTATAGAAAATATAATTTTGTTTACTTGGACAGGCAGTTAAAGCAGTTTCGATAACGTTTAAATCTTGAATAGGAATTTTTTTATTTAAATTCCAATTTCGTTGGCATCTACTACTAGTATGAACGGCACTTTTAATCACTTTACCAAAAGCATCATGTGCAGCATTGCCACGAAGATTCTTTTCTAACATTTGTTCTAATTTTTTATGCATAGTAGACCTTTTTTAAGTCTATTTATCAATATAAAAAGGGGCCATTACAGCCCCTCTTTGTTTACTTCAAACCCATTCGTTCGTTGAGCTCTGCAGTTAGAGATTCAACGGTATGATAAGGATAATCGCTTTTAGCCATTCTTAGCATTTGAATAGCACATTCTCTATTAGCTGATCTTTGGCGAGCGTTTTGCCAACCTATCATAATAGAAGTTAATATGCCTTTTAAAGCTGCTAAGATACTTTCAAGCAGATTCGTTGAGTAGTTGAGAACTAGAGTTGTCATTGGTTTTTCTCCCAGTTGTTCCAATTGAAATTTTCTGGGGTCGCATCTTTTCAGGTAGGACTACTTCAATAGAGACAGTAAGTATCCCGTCCTTTAAATCTGCACCACTGACTTCTGCGTATTCTGATAGCCTGAACGACTTATAGAATTTTCGAGCACTTATGCCTTTGTGAACATATTTGTCTTGATCTCGTCTAGCTTCACGTTCACCTTTAATAGATAACACGTGATCTTTGAGTTCAATATCAATATCCTCTTCAGAGAATCCTGCAATAGCCAATTCAATCTCATACTTCATGTCGTCATGTTTGACTACATTATGAGGTGGATAAGAATCTTTTGCGTGATTTGTTACTCGTTCGAGTTCATCAAAGATGTGATCGAAACCTAAAAATGCGTTTCGTGGAAATACAAAATTACCAGTCATTGTTGCCTCCTATATTAGCAAGGTTAATTTTGGACCCGCACCATGCGGCATCCTATAATATATATAAGCCTTTTTATTTAAATGTCACGGGATTATATCCCTTTTATTTGACCACTAGCCAAAACTGCTTCCCATGCGTCTTCAAAACCTTCAGCATGGATATATGCTTCTTCGTTATACCAAAGTCTTTTAAAGTATCCTGGATACATTTCCATAATAGTTTCATGACTTGATTCTAGGTGTCCCTTACACATCCAAAAACATCTATAAGCATCTTTTACTTCATCCACTAAGAAATCTCGGGCATAGTAAATAATGCGTTAATATCTTCAAAGGGTTTTCTGGCAAATATAACCCATTTATATACTTCTGGATATGGACCATGAAATAATTCAAATTTTTCATTTATAAACTCTTGAAAACTTTTACCTGTAGTAGCAACGTCGTCACATATTAAATAAGGTCGATGAACTATGTCACCTACTGAATTTATATATGTATCATCTGTACCATATTTATTCAATGCTTCAGCTAATTTTAATCCTCCTCGAGGAATTCCTAATGCTCTATAAAATGGTTTCTTTTGATAATCCATAATCATTTGTGCCAGGCAATCCCATTCAGAATCACTTATAGCATCACATTCTATTTTCCAATTAAGTTCTAGGCCTGCATGAGAAATAAAATTACCTGATTGAAATAATCTTATAGGATCAAGTTTTAACTCTTCCGGTGTATAATCCATAGCATTTTTATTCCAATCTATCATACTACTGTTAAATTAGGTTTTTTAGCTATATCTTCAATTTGCATTGCTTCATATTTTTCCATCGGTTGATGTATCCATGGGTTATCAGGTAATAGATCAACGTAATAATCAGGAGTATATTCAGAACAACCTTTCATCCATAATACTGCTGTTCTAATATCTTCAATGAAGAAGCCATGATAATGTTTTAAATATTCTAAACTTTTTTCTATCGTTTTACCAGAGTCTGCTAAATCATCTACTAATATAACTTTACTGCCTAAATTAGGAGTAGTCTTAGCTAATGAATTTGAAAAGATTAATTGTCCCTGTTGATCTTTTACTGAATCCCCATGATAAGATTCTGCAGCCATAATAGCTAATGGAACATCGAATAGTCGTGCAAATATATCTCCTACTCTTAATCCGCCTTTAGCTATACATACAATTTGGTTGAAATCAAAACCATCATTATATACTTTTTTTGCTAGTCTTTCAATATCATGTTCATAGCGTTCCCATGATATATGTAAGTCATTACTCATAACGTCCTCATTATTTTAAAGCCAAAATTAATACTACTGCTACTAATAGTATGTTAGTTATAATCATTTGTGAACATAATATTAAATGATACCATACCCATCTGTGTTTATATAAATTTTCTTTAGATAATTTTTCATCTACCCAAGTATCCGAAGATAATTCATCTCTTTCGACTGGGTGTTTTCTTATTCCTAATGTTGTTAATATATCCATGGCTCCTCATACTACTTATTACCGATATTATACTTGGGACACAATTCCCAATTATCTTTTTCTTTGAAAGATATAATTTTAATAAGCCTTAGAGGTGCACAGTCTAAATCAGATTTATTAATTTCTACTAGTCCCCAATCGCTCATTAATGTTGCGATAGTATTGCGTCGTTGAACATCTGTAAGTTCAAGATTGGCTTTCTTACCATCTAACATGAATAATTCTTTGAAGTGTACGATGAAGTATCTACCTTGTTTATGTAGAATATGACATGACTGATATAGCTTTTTATCTTTACGAGATGCTACACCAATTCTAGTTAAAGTTTCTCTAACTTTTAAAAAATCATCTGGTTCGTTTAAAGTCACTTCCAACATATCCGCTGGAGACCATTCGACTATATTACTTTCTTCCACCTTTATTCACCTTTTTCTTTATTATAGTTATTTGTTCAGGTGACAAGAGTGGCATAATTTGACGAGCTTTTTCATTGCTATAGCCATAGTATTCTTTTACCACTTCAATATCACTTTCGGTTTCAGGTTTTAACCATTTTGAAAATCGTTTACGTTTACGAACTATATTTATAAGAAAGTGATATTGGAGTTTATTGTCAATATGATGATACTGATTCATAATATTAGCCAAACCAACAGTATCATAAAAATAAGATAAAGATCTATTTGTAAGAAAAGAATTATAATCTTTCTCTGCTAAATCATCGATCATTATATCTTTTTTATTAAGATTAATGCTATTTAAATAATCAAAAGGTTTCAAACTGTATTTTCTATCCCGCTATCTTCCCAAGCCCATTTATTGGATCTTTCAATAGCTTCATTAATTAATTTTGTCATTTTCTTTGCTGTATAGTTCATACTATCAGGGTCTATATTTACGTGAATATCTTCATAATATAATTGCGGTACAGTTTTATGACCCTTCTCTTTCATAAAAGCCAATGCTTCAGGATCTTTTTGTACATCTTTAGTATAATATGAAAATTCAGATTCGTCAAGGAAATTTTTAAAAACATTACAATATGCGCAGGATTCTTGTGAATATAATATTAACATTTATTAACTCCTATACTTTATGAAAGTTTAATACAAATGAATGATCCATTATATGGTTTCTAGGTATTAGATCATGATAATGAACATTAGATAGAAATCCTTTTATCTTAATTCCATTCACTGAATACATCATTAAGTTTAATCTATTTAGTTGACGTCTTTGTCTCCATTTTATCTCTTTTGCACCATTAGCATCTACATGACGTGTAAAAAACATAATACTAATACCCTCTTTAGCTAATATAGGGTTTAAACAATGTTCATATGCCCAATGTTCTGTTTTCCAAAATTGAGATAGTAATGGTTGCTTTTCTCTATTTAGGTTATATGCTCTTAATTTTCTTATAACATGTGGTGCTACTTGAGGACATTTTTTAAGATAATATCCATACCAAGGTTTATTATCTTTTAAATATAATACATTATAATCTCTTTGATATGCTCTCATATATTCATAATGATATGGATTGTCATCCAGGCTCTGAGGCTGTCTATCTTTTGTTTCATGATGTGTCAGCCATAACCATTCATCGATTAAATCATCGTCATGGTCATCTGTAATATAAAATTTTACATTATCTTGATCTGTATCAAGCAGTTGCTTCAAAGCTTTGATTCCTTTTTACCTTACGTAGATTATCATCAATTTTAATTTCATTAACTTTTATAGGATCTATTTCATAAGCGCATTTATGAGTTTTTGAAAATTCTTTTATATTCATGTCACCAGTATAATATAATACACAGCGACTAGCCACCTTTCTACATAATGCCAAATCTGCTCCTGTTTCTGTAGCTACTTTTTCTATTTGTTCAGGATAAACTCTATCACCACAGTTTTCCATTTTAAACATATTATGCTTACGACCAGCAAAAAAGAATTCACCATCGTCAGTATATTCTATTAGATCACCACTATGCCAATAATCACTTTGCCCTTTCCATTTACATGCCCATTCAATAGTACCGTCATCATGATTAATATTTTTATAATCTATTTGTGGATGTATATTATTAAAGTGATAGATATCTTGTTTTTCAGTACTCATAATAATTGGAGGGACTTCAGTGCTACCATATGCAGTTGTTACCTTTTGCGCTCCTTTTGCTCTGAGGTCTTCCATAAGTCCATTAGGAGTTACATCACTACCAACTTGCATATGTTTAAGATTACTTAAATCTAAAGATTTCCATTTTTTATGTCTATGCCATGTTTTCCAAACATTAGGAAGTATTAACGTATAAGTTGGATTAATTTCTTTTATTTTATCTGGATAATTTGCTGCCGATGTTTCATAAAAAACATCACAATTAGTCACTGCACCTAGATATAAACTCATACTAGTAAAGCCAATACCTCTAGGATTATATAATGCTAATATAGTACTATTAGATGATAGATCTAGATACTCAGCATTATACTCAGCTATTGATCGCATTAACTTAGCATCGTGTACATATTTTTTAGGTTCACCTGTAGTACCACTAGTACTTACAGTTATATTCCAATCATTTAAATAATTTATTATTGCGGATCGAACTATATCATTATTACTTTCAAGATACTCAATACCGTCAATATAGATTTTCATTTAATACCTCCTCATGAGATTTATTATTGTATAAATTTGTTTTACACCAATCGTATATGTTGGGAGCATAATCAGCTAAAGCTTTGCTTTTTTGTTTGGTGTTTATAAAATTTGCTTCTGCTAATGGTAATAGTTTTTCATCTATATCTAGTGTACATAATTCATTATCCCATTGCTGAAAATATAATTGTTGTTGAGCCCATTGAACATCAGTAAATATATTTGTAGCATTATATCCTATAGGATCTCTATAACCTGCCCAATTCTTTTCTTTGTGATTATGTATACGTCCATACTCGCTCCATTTTTTCCATATGTTATGATCTGTTCTTTTAGATAAAGTAAAATGATATGAAATAAAATCTGCAACTTGTTTTTCTAATTTTTGGACTTGTCGTGTATAACCTTTCTTAGCACTAGATGGAATTATATCTCTATCTTTATATTTGCCTATAATTCGATCTAACATTTGTATACAAATTTGAGCTATATGTATACTATTAGCCTCCATAGGATCAACAAAACCTTGGCCCATACCAACACCAACTACATTATTAATAAATGCTTCTTCATACCAACCGGAATCCCAACTAATATATCTAGGTTCTTTTATAAATTCATAACCATCCCAGTATTGTATAAACTTTTCTCTAGCTGTATCTTTATCTTCACAATCTTCATCAAAAATATATCCAGATCCCATACGACTATAAAGCGGTATGATAAAATTCCAGCCGTTGTCTTGACAATAACTTTGGGTGTATGGTTTCATTTCTAGATATGGATCTTTATATTTTACCGGAGCCACCCATGAAGATTGTGTAGGAACATGCTGACATGTATGCCATTTCGTAGGCATATTTTTCATTAATAATCTAGTAAAACCAGAACAATCTGCATAAAGATCTGCTTGTAATACTTTACCATCAGTTAAATGAACAGACTTAATATTTTGTTTATCGTCTAATCTTATATTTTGAATATGGCCTTTTATCCATTCAACATTGTTAGGTATAGCTACCTTGTCTCTAATTATAGTAGGAAATTTTTCTGCGTCCACATGCCAAGCATAACTATGTGGTGCCATATATTGTCTTCTCTGAACATTACCTGTAAGAAGATCACCATTGTTATCATATGGGGATTTATTATTAATAGCAAAATAATACGTATCACTCATATAAGCTGCGGCTTCGTGCCACGAATATTTTCCTCTTTTTACTAATTCTAACCAATAGTCATAGTTTTTATTATCAACTCCAGGAGATCCATTATTACAATAGAAATAATCATCAGCCTCAATTGGATTAAAAAAAGACTTTTTAAAAGTATTAGTATTATATGAAAGGGTAAAGTGATTAAATTGTCGCTCCCAACTTGGAGCATTCCAATGATCAGTTACATGTTTTTTAGGACTTTCACTATTCCATCCTATAAAGTAATTACCAAGTTTATAGATAGCATTAGTTTCTTGCATCCATGTTTTTTCATCTATCTCAAGCCAATTAAATAAATCACCTAGATATGGTAATGTACTTTCACCTACACCTAATATAGGAACTTGAGGTGATTCTATTAAAGTAACTTTTATATCATTATGTCGTTTAGCAATTAAAGCTGCCGTAGCCCATCCTACCACACCACCACCGACAACAAGTAAACTTTTCATTGTTTTTTAAACTCATTCAAACATATATATTTTTTATTAGTATTAAAGTTAGCTACATTATACATTTGTCTTGCTTCGGCTGCTATTTGGCAAGATGGTTTATAGTTAAATCTATCTTCTGTTTTAGTAGTTATAGTACCATCAGAATTAAGCACTACTAATATTAATATCCACCACTCACTCATTTAAACCCTATATTAGCCATGATTTCAGTTAGGCAAGCGACTGTATTTAATTCATGATCAGCGACAAAAGCATCTTTATATTGATAGTCAGCTAATATTAATACTAACTGAGGAATACTTTTGGATTCTACTAATTCATTCATATTATCATATAGTCCTCTATAGATAGTGGCTGTATCAATATCCATATGATTAACTACCCAAGATCTCATCTTTTTAAAGTCTTTTGCTTTTAAATAAACTGTAAGATCTTGAAAAGTATTATTACTAGTATTATTGGACCCCAGTAATTGATTACCACCCATAAGTCTTCGTTGTGCTTCATTTAATACTCGTCTCCAATCTGGTGCATGTTTCATAATAAGATCAGCTGCATCTTTAGCATCTGCAGAGACTTTTTCTTTATTTAGTATATCTAAAAAATGTTTATGAAATTGAGCAGCCAGTTCAGCTAATTCTTTTTTAGTAGTATTAAATTCATATACACCACATCTGGAGTGTAGAGGATCTATAATTCTATTTTTAAAATTACAAGTAAGAATAAATCTACAATTACTAGCAAATTCTTCTATAAATGCACGAAGAGCTGGTTGAGTAGATTGAGGGTTAAGGTAATCAGCCTCGTCGAGAATAACTACCTTAACCCCACCTGACAACGATACGCTAGAAGCAAATTGTTTTATTTTACCCCTTAGCGTATCGATGTTGCCTTCCTCTGAGCCGTTAATCATTATATAATCCAGGTTCAGTTCATTACAAAGTGCCTTTGCTACTGTTGTTTTTCCAGTACCAGCGGTGCCGCTGAAAAGCATATTAGGCAGATCACCATTCTTTACAATCTCAAGAAACGTTTGTTTAAGAGAAGGAGGAAGAATCGTTTCTTCGATCGTTGCAGGACGATACTTTTCTACCCAGAGGAAGTGTTCCATTTATTTCTTTGGATTCGCAGGAGTTGGAGCAGGTTGTTCAGTATTAGCTGCCTGATCTTGTTGATAGGTTTCTACCATCTGAATCATCTGTACGGCTTGATCTCTTAGTTGACCAAGAGTAGATAATTCTTCTCCTTTAATGGCTCCGCGTTGAACCATTGTATCAATAACTGCTACAGTGGATCTACAAATGCGATTGCCCAAATCATACACAGGAGCGTGCGATTCGTGGGCTAATTTTACTTCATCATCTTTTGACATATTTAACTCCCATAGGTTGATGATTTTTCTAGCGCAATCCAATAAGTTAAATTATCACTAGAGTTGGTGAATTGTGAGATAAGTTTAGAAGATATCTTAACATTATACTCGTCAGGAACCATTTTTAGGTTCGCTATGTTAAGTATAAATTTAAATGAATCTTCTTTATATCCTCCATCTACATCTATACTATACTGATTAGCAGTTGCATTTTCTGGATCATGTACAGTAAGTTTTACAGATCCATTATCTGGTTCTATAATAACTTGACCATGTCCGAATATACTAGCTGCTCGTTTTATACTTGAAAGAGTATTTTCATCTAGAGTAAACCAGACATCGGCATCTGGCATTACTATAGGTTTAGTTGGTGCGGTTAACATTTCAGTATCAGCATAATAATACTTAACTAATTCTCGACCACTTTGACTACCAACATGTAAATAATTCTCTTCGAATTTTACTTTAGGTTGATCTACTAGATCTAATATATTTAAAAACTCTTGTAAATCATATATGCCTACTATCGACATAAATTCTTCTGGAACCGTAGCCTCAGCCAAAATATTTTTAGCTTCAGATATGGTCATTAATTTCTTTCCGGGTTTTATAATAATATTAGAATTAACAGACGCGAAGTTTTTTAATATATTAACTGTATTAGCACTTATTTCCATATTTTTTCCTTAACATTTTATCTTACTAAAGTTTTTTTGTTTTACCATCTCAATTTTATTAGCAAATCTACCTTCAAGCAAGTCACCTTTATGTGATATGATGAATACATTTGTATCATCTTTTAAATTATAAATGATTTTCATCAAATTGTCAACCCCTTCGTGGTCTAAAGATGAATCAAATGTTTCGTCTAGCAGTAAAAGATTAGTTGCTACACTATGTTTCATCTTAGCTATTTGCCGCCAAGTAAACAATAATGCTAAATCTATACGTTGTTTTTCACCTTCGGAAAAAGAATCGTATGTAAAATTATCTCGGAACCTAGACCTGATTGTCTCTTGAAATGTTTCGTCTAAATTAAATGAAACGAAGAAATCTAATATCTGTAAATATTGATTGCATAATTTATTTATAACCGGTAAATACTGCTTTACTATTTTGGTCTTAATACCAGTATCTCTAAGCATTTGAGAGATAACTTGATCATAATTATATTGTTCATTATAAGATAATTTTTCTTCTATGAGATCAGCTTTAGTATTGTTTAAATCTTCTAAGTCATTTTTAGCAGCTTCTACATCTGCTGCTTGACCTATATTTTCTATTTCTTCTAAAGTTCTATCAATATAAGATTGATATTGGTCTATAGATTGATTATTAGAATGTAGACTTGTTTGATTTTTTCTAATATCTTTTAAAGATTCTTCTACTATTCGTAATGCTTTTTCTTTATTATTAAGATTAGCATCTGCCTTATCCATAGCTTCTTTTAATTCAGAAGCTTTTGATTTACCTAAAGATATACGTTGATTTTTAAGTTCTGATGTTATAGATTGATCACATGTAGGACATATATCATTATCTTCAAAGAATTTAACTTCTTTTACTATTTTATTAGCTTGAGTAGAAAATTTAGTCTTATAGTTGTTGAGTTGAGATATAGAAGATTCTATTTGTTTCTTTTTAGTTTCAGTAGGTTCTAAATTTTCAGTAATATTATTAGATAAAACAGTATTATCTTTTTGTAAAGTTTTTATTTCTTTTCTATAATCATCTATAAGTTTTTTCTTTTCAGCTTTTGCTTCTAAATTAATAGCTTGAATGTCTTTTATATATTTCTTTTGAGCATCGATTTTAGTATTATTAACTTCAATCTGGTGGGTAGTATTCTTTATATTTTCTTTTAATATAGAAATCTTTTCTTTTAATAAAGAATTCATTTTACTGAATACATTCATGTCCAGAAGATCCTCGATAACATCTCTCCTATGTTGCGCTGAGAGTTGCATGAAGGGAATGAAGGAGGAGGATCCCAGCACCACAATTTGATGAAAACTTTTATGATTAAGCTTCAAAATGTTTTGCTCGAGGACCTTCTGGTACTCTTTGGCGTGTGAATTTTGGTTCATCATCACATCACCTTTCCAAATTTCAAAGATGTTTGGCTTAATACCTCTCACTACTTTAAAATCTGAACCCAATGCGTTAAATTCTACAATAACTTTAGTTCCTTTATTATTAATAGAATTAACTAACTGTGTTTTAGAAATGTTACGATGCGCCTTTGCAAATAAAGCAAAAGACAATGCATCTAACATTGTTGACTTACCTGAGCCATTATGCCCGACTACTAGTGTCGTCGGAGATTTAATAAAGTCTATCTCAGACCAATTGTTTCCGGTGGAAAGGAAATTTTTCCACCTCAGCGATTTAAACGTTATCATGCAACCTCTAGAGCCTGAGCCTCTGTCATTAAATTAGACACTTGTTGTTTTATACGATCTTTATCTAAATCTGTATCAACAGCGTCTATATAAGTATACAACAAAGTAGAAGTATCGTCAACAGAAATTTCACTATCTTCTACATTTTCTCCTAAAAATTCATTAAAATTTTCTGCTATCTTTAATTCTAATATATCTTGATCTTGAATACGATCAATAAATCTATCGAATGTATAAGTATCTTTTTTATTAACTACTACTACTTTAACGAATTTTTTATCCACAGGCGTAAAATCATATGATGTATAATCTGTTTTAGAATCATCATATATTATACGATAAAATAATGTATGTGGATTTTTAATAGCGGTTAATTCTCTAGTATCAGTATCTAATACATGAAAATGTTTTTGATCGTGAGCATCATTCCAAAAGAATTCCATTTGAGAACCTAGATACATTATATTACCATCTTCTGATTTACAATGAAAATGACCTGATAATACTTTTTCAAATCTTTTAAATATATTTTTATCTAATCCATGTTCATTCTTAATACCTCTTAACATCTCAAAACCTTTTATTTCAAAATGTCCGGCTAGCCAATCACATTTAGCATTATTAATAAAATCCATACATTGCTTTTCATTCTCAGCATCTATCCACGGAACTAAACCTAATTTAAAACCATCGTAATCCATTACTTTGGGGTTATGGAGAATAGTTACTTCATTCATATAGTGACCCAATAATTCTTTTAAAGAATTGATATCACCAGTGTTTTTATAGTAGGTGTCATGATTCCCACGAATAATGTCCATGTGGATGCCGTGTTCTCGTAATGGTTTAAGAAAGTGATACCTGTTACGATTAAGAGCCCTGAAATTAATGAACTTCCGATTATCGTAATAATCACCAAGGTGCAGCACATGACGAATATTGTTTTCCAAAAGATAAGGAAAAAATACATCATCATAAAATTTCTCTGCATTATCGATAAATATGTCGCTGCTATTGCGAATGCCACAATGGGTATCATTTATTATTGCTATCTTCATAATTTTGCTTTCTTATATTCGTGGCAGATATCTTATGGATATCTTCTCCTAGATCATGTTTAGTTATTGTATATCCAACATCACGACCATATGAAATGTCAACAATGTTTGGAACACTATAGATTTCATAATCTGTGCCATATACAAATCCGGCTATATTTAAGGAATTCATTATAAAAGATCTTATTTCATGATAGTTATATGGATTCTGTTCGCTGGTTGGCATATGCCTAACTTGAATTGCTACCTGACCAGTTTTACCATGAGCTCTTTTAAATAATTCTGTGTGACCTTTATGCCACGGTTGCCATCGTCCCAGTAACTGGACAGTTGGTCTTGACTTATCCATTCTGTAAACCTCGCATCATAAGACTCTGGAGGTTCGAATATATTATTTGTGTCTTCATACTTACTTTTTTCAATTGTATCCATCCATATTGTAAAGTCTGCATTAAATATATATCGTGTTAAATCAGTAGGACAAACAAAGTCACATATTACATTATGACCACATTTCTTTTCAAAGTCAGCATAATGAGCCATTCTATTTGCTTGTCGTATTCTTGCTTCATTATCAAACTGCCAATCATTAGTTATTCTTCTAACATCATCTGCATTAAACCATGCACATTTTAAATGATCATAAAGTCTTTGAGCAAGCCAAGTTTTACCACTACCTGGTAAGCCCATTATTAATATCTTCATAGAAATTCACTTAAATCACTGTCTGCGCTGTTACGTCTAATCTTTTTTTGTTTCTTTTTTTCTTCTGTAACAAATTCTTTAAGTTCACTATCTCTTGCTTTAACATCATCTATTCTATCTTTTAGAGTATCAACAAAGTTTCTTACTACAGTCTCAGCGGTTGGGTCTCCACTGGGATCGTATATGTATTCTTCTATACCAGAAGATTTTATATACTTCATTTTAATATCTTGTTGTTTCTTTTCTTTAGCTATTCGTCTTAGAAATGCATACCATGTTATTTGTGTAAAATAAGCAAAGGCATTTGGGTTACCAGTTCTAGTAGCTGCTTTTATATCATAATTTTCTATAGCCTTTAAACAATTTTCGACAGCATCCATAACCATTTCTTCTCTATACGTATATCGTATAAAGTTAGATTTGTGTGATAAACCTTCTGCTATTTTAAGAAAACACTGAGCAATGTAATCAGGTACTATAGGTAAATCAGAATTGCTTTTCTTAGCATTACCTAAGTCTGTACAATAATCAACTACAGCTTGTGAGAAGTCTTTATTATTAACATAATGTATGTTTCGTTTTTTGGCCATGATCTACCTCAATTATTAATATTATAACAAATTTTCAAATAAAATTCAACTAAAAAAAATTAAAAAAAAATTATTTTCCGGGGTGCCAAAAGTGGATTTTGGGTATATAATTAATTAAGGATTTGGGCGGGAGGTATATCCCTAATGAATTGTGGTCTTACCGGGAGGGGCAAATGGTATGATATTATCATATTCATCTAACTCTTCATTCAATTTCTTAGTTAATCTTTCTACTCTTTTTTCTACTTCTGACTCAGTTAACTCTGATTCTTTAACGGCATGTTTATAATGCTGTATTACTTTTTTGGCAGGATTTGCCTCAGCCATTATATGCATTGTATTTAATGATATATAGTTTTCTTTACCCTCTTGTAAAGCCATCCATGGTTTTAAAATATAAAACCTAGTATTATCAGGGGCTAATATAGTTTTTATTTCAAAGGCTCTTCTTATTAATAAATCGGCATATTCGTCATCTGCCCATTCTATAACTTCACAGACTATTTCAGTATCGCCATTTATTTTAAATTGTTTTAAATCAGTCATTAATGTCTACCTGAATTACTTTAAATTTAAATTTTTCTTTTTTATATATCTTTAATCTTTCAGCACCATGAAGGAGCGTATAATTTTGTCTTTTTTTCCAATGTAAGTCATCTGTTAAGTCGAAGAGTTTTGTTTCTCTGTCTGATTTCCGTAATCCTCTGCCAATCGACTGTAATACTCTAATTTGTGACTTGCTTGGGCTAGCGAAGATAATGTTGTGCAAGTTCCTAATATTAATACCAGTAGAAAAAGTACCGAGACTAGCAACAATAATGGCATTTTTTTGTTTCTCCACTATACCTCTAATTGCTTCACGATCAGCTGTATCTACTTCACCTGATACAAAAAAGGCTTTTCTTTGTTCTTCTTTATTAGTATTTATAAGATCATATAACACTTTACCATGAGCATCTACCCTAGAAAATAATATTAAAGTATTTCCTTCTAACTTTAATGCTAACTTGTATATAAATTTATTTCTGGCATTATGAGATATTATAAAATCAATTTCTTCTTGATAAGTCTTTTTACCGAAATCTTTTTTTACAGCCTCCGGATAATTTAATAATAATACTTTAATATCTAATGGAGCTAATGTTTCATTGTCTTGTAATGCTTTAGTAGTTGTAACCTCATATACTGGACCAAATAAACTTTCTAACATTAATTCATGTGTTTGTGTGCCATCCAAAGTCCCCGTTGTTCCAATTCTATATTTCGCATTAACAGATTTGTTCATTATAGATGATAATGATTTAGATTTAAATCCATGACATTCATCTCCAAATACCATTCCATATTGTTCAAACCATTTTCTGGGAAATTTATATATTGATTGCCAGGTAGATATTGTAATTAATTTTTTAGTAACCTTATCTTTACCTGAATATATTCTATGACAATGTTTATTTACATCTAATTTATAGCTATCAAAATCAGAATACATTTGTTCTACTAGAGATGTAGTGGGAACTATTATTAATATTTTTTTAGAACTTATAAGATAATCCATATAATATCTTATTATCATGTATATAATATAAGATTTACCAGAACCAGTAGGAGATAATAATAAAGATCTATAACGCTTTAATGCTATCCAAGCAGCTTCTAATTGATATGCTCTTGGCTTTAATGGTAGATTAGCTTCTGAAAAGAAATCTCTAAAATCTTTCGGATCATCTTTACCAAAAGGAATTCCATAGTCATTATCAATAACTTCTAATTCATATTGTCTATCATTACAAAAACCTTTTAAATGTAACCAAAGACCTGCACCTAATTCATTAGTTAGTCTATTAAATAGTCTTATTTTTCCATCCCAGACTTTATGTCTATAGGCTGGCATAAATTTATATCCAGGAACGTAAAATGAAAAGGCCTCTGCAAGCTCGGCAGCAATACCGGGCTCTAATTCCAATTTCATCATACTTTGATCTTTTAATTCACATATTATATTAGCCACCGGCTTCAAATTGTCTCCATCTTATCATATTACCAATAGTTTGATGTCGCCAATTAAGATTATTAACGATCTCATTTAATGTATCTATCATAGTTTTTAAGTATTGAATTTTTAATTCTGAGGCTTGTATCTCTGGATCTGAATCATAATAATGATCCATATCACCTTTCATTATCTTTAAACCATCTAAAGGATCAGGATTCCAACCTAATTCTTTTATCTTTTCTTCTGACATTTTACCATTATACCAAAGCCATTTTTCTTTTAGTAATGTCTTTTGATCCATTTCCTGCTTTTTCATCTTTAATTTAGCATTAACTAATAAAGATAGATACTTGGCATGTAAGGCTGGTGTTTTTCTAGATACTTCATCCAGATCAGTTTTTTCTATCAATGAATCAATCGTCCATTGATTAAGGACTTCTTCCAATGTCATTATATACTCCTATTATCTCAATTCAAACGTAGTAAATCTAAAAGTAGCTGGAAATGTAATATATTGATTATCTCCACTTGTAGATTCTAAAGTCATGTCTCCTAAACTTGTTGGTAAGCAATCTTTATATTTTATGGATCGGTTTTTGTTATTATGACTACTTAAAATTTGTAATGTCATATCACAATAAGTAGGGGGTTTAGTAGTATCTCTTTTCGTAGGGCCTACGTCAGGCTGTAATACTGACCTTTGCATCCAATTATACATTTCCGTATATGAATTCATATTTTCATCTACTA